GCAGACATAGTTCACAAAGATTATATTATTGATCTTAAGACAAGTGGGGACATCACTAAATTTAAAAATAGTATATACAATTACAATTATGATTCACAAGGTTATATATATCGTGAACTCTTTGGTAAACCAATTCTATTTCTTGTTATCGACAAGTCGACAAAAGTTTTGGGAATGTTTGATTTATCTGAAGAGAGTTACGAAAGAGGTAAGTATAAAGTGGAGCAAGCTCTTGAGGTTTACCACAAATACTTTTCAGAAAACAAAACAGAAGATATCAAGTCACATTATCTACGACATACTGTGTAGGTTGGTATATAAGTTTAAAAGAAAAAGGACACATTATGTTATTTACGTTCCATTGGAATATAATAATGTCCTCGATTACAACAAGTGTGTGATCCAAACTATAGAGCTGATGGAACAAAACTTAATAATTAAAAATAAAAATTATGGCACAAGCTGAAGAAAAAATCTTTGCTGATGGATTCTCATTCAAACGTAGAGAAAATGCACCTGACTTTGTAGTAGGTAGAATCAATGTAAAAGTTGACGATGCAATTTCTTTCTTGAAAAAGAATCAAAAGAATGGTTGGGTAAACCTAAATTGTAATCAAGCTAAGAGTGGTAACTACTACTTAGAGCTAGATACTTTTGTTCCGAACACTAATCAGAACAAAACACAACAAGCCAAGGTCGAAGCCGATCTTCCATTCTAATTAATTAAGGGGAAGAATGTCAAGAATGTCAAGATTTTTGTTCCTTCTTCCCTTTTTTTATTTTATTTTTTTTATTTTTATTTTATATATACGAGGCAAAAAAGTTAACATAGTTGACAACTCATTGATAATCAGCGAGAAACTTGACATAAAGTCGACATGAAGTCGACATAAACACTACAAACATGACATTAGAACAGAACATAACTATCTTTAAGAACATAAAAGAAACCGATACTCCGTTTCATAGACCAATAAAACATATACTACAAAGAATTAAGGATGGAGCTACTAAAGAATTAGTAAAACAAATCCGAGCAGAGAAAAGAAAGTCTGAAAGAAACGAACTAAAAAAATTATTGCCTGCCATATGTTTCTCAGGTATATTTAACAAGAGAAATGACAGTAGTCTTCAAGAGCATACAGGAATTATATGTCTTGACTTTGATGGGTATGAAAAAAACAAAGAGCTTTTACAGGATAAAGAAAACTTAACTAAAGATAAATATGTTTTCTCTGTATTTATTTCTCCATCAGGTTTAGGCTTGAAGGTATTGGTTAAGATACCAAAGGATGCAGAGAATCATGTAAACTATTTCAACTCTTTGGCAAATCATTTTGATAACCAAAGGTTTGATGTGACATGCAAGAACTTATCTAGAGTATGTTATGAAAGCTATGACCCTTTAATCTTTGTAAATGAAAACTCAAGTGAGTGGGATAAGATTGAAGAGAAAGTATATGAAGAGAAGCATTCGCTTAGAGACCTACCAACTCTACCAATCACAGATGAAAATAAAATAGTAGAGATACTAACTAAGTGGTGGGTAAAAAAATATCCAATGATCGAGGGTCAACGAAACAATAATACATTTGTTTTAGCTTCAGCATTTAATGACTTTGGTATCAACAAGTCTTTAGCAAGTTATGTTTTAAATAATTATCAAACCAAAGACTTTGGACAGAGAGAGATACAACAGACTATAGATTCTGCTTATGCACAAACTCAAAACTTTGGGACGAAATACTATGAGGATGACGAAAGAATAAACAACATCAAGATTAAGTTAAGAAGAGGTATTTCCAAAAAAGAAATCAAGTCTCAATTACTTGACTCCGAAATTAGTGAGAATGTAATTGACTCAGTACTTCAAAGGGTCGATGATGAAAACAAAGAGCAAAAGTTTTGGACTAAAAGTGACAAGGGTGTTATCAAAGTAGTGCACATTCTGTTCAAACAATTCTTAGAAGACAACGGATTCTATAAGTATTGTCCTGAAGGTAGCAAGAACTATGTGTTTGTTAAAGTGACTAACAACTTGATAGATCACACAGATGAAAAACAAATAAAAGATTTTGTACTAAATCAATTAATTGAATTGGATGATGCAAGTATATACAATTACTTTGCAGACAATACAAGGTTTTTTAAGGAAGAGTTTTTGTCTTTGCTATCTACAATAGACATTTACTTTATTGAAGATACAAAAAGTATCTCATACATTTACTTTAAAAATTGTGCAGTTAAGATCACCAAAGACTCTGTAAATATTTTAGACTACATAGATTTGGGTGGTTACGTTTGGAAAGACCATGTCATTGACAGAAAGTTCAATGTATGTGACACCAATTCTTCTGACTACAAGAAGTTTATATCTAACATCTGCAAGAACGAACAAGACCGAGTAGAGTCAATGGAGTCTACTATAGGTTTCTTAATGCATGGACACAAGAACTTAAGCTATTGTCCTGCTGTGATTTTAAATGACGAGGTTATATCAGATAACCCTGAAGGTGGTACAGGCAAGGGAATATTTATGAATGCACTTAGCCAAATGAAAAAGGTTGTAACTATTGATGGTAAGTCTTTTACTTTTGAGCGTAGCTTTGCATACCAACTTGTATCTGCTGACACACAGATTCTTGTGTTCGATGATGTAAAAAAATACTTTGACTTTGAAAGATTGTTTAGTGTGGTTACTGAAGGTCTTACATTGGAAAAGAAAAACAAAGATGCTATTAAGATTCCATTTAGCAAGTCACCAAAGATAGCGATCACAACTAACTACGCTATCAAAGGAGCGGGTAATTCTTTTGCTCGTAGAAAATGGGAGCTAGAGTTACACCAACATTACAATAAAAACTTCACACCACTTGATGAGTTTCAAAAACTTATGTTCGGTGATTGGGATGATAATGAGTGGTGCTTGTTCGATAATTATATGATCAGTTGCTTACAAACTTATTTAAATAAAGGTTTAGTTAAAAGTAAATTTGTAAATTTAAAGATCAGACAACTATCAGCAGAAACTTGTCATGATTTTATTGAGTGGTGTGGAGTTATAAATGGATCTATAGCTAACGAAAGCTTAGCAGTAGATACTAAGATTCATCTTCAGGATTGTTACTACGATTTTATTTCAGAATATCCTGACTATGGACCGAAAGCAAAGCTAACGATAAGTAGAATAAAATTTAACAAGTGGATGAAGTCTTATGCTAATTATGTTTCAGGAGCAACTCCTGAAGAAGGCAGAGATACTCAAGGCAGATGGATGAGAATAAAAAGAAAAGATGAAACAACCAATCAGACTAAATTAATATGAGCTTTGACCCTGATGAATTTTTAGATACAGCTTTCAGAAATTCATACGATGTAATCATAAATAATAAATCTGCTCAAGATATGATTGAGTCGCATGTAGGATATTTTGTACATGATCCTTCTGCACCTGACTCAGCTACTGAAGCTTTGCTTGAAGAGATGAGGGAATATTTTAGCGACACAGAAGAATATGAAAAGTGTATAGAGATAAATAATTACATTTCAAATACATTTCTATGAATATAATTAACTATGATCATCTATGTTATTCTGATGAGCAATGTTTAAAACAAGCAAACATACTCAAGAGAGTTATGTTTGAAATTGTGGAAATAAAAAAGGGTAGAGGTAAAAAAGCATATGTTATTAAGGAATATATGTACAACTCAGAAGGTGATGATGAAGTGAGAGAGAAAATATTAAATACAATAAAACACTATGAAACTAAAATGGAGACCTTATCAAAGGAGGATAATAAATAAAGCAAGAGAAGTAATAAATCAGTATGGGTTTGTTTATCTTGCTATGGAAGTTAGAACAGGCAAAACACTAACAGCTTTGGGCACAGCTCAAGCCTGTGGTTTCAGAAACATTGTATTTCTTACAAAGAAAAAAGCTATATCATCTATCGTAGCTGACTATCAACTGTTGAATCCAAGTTATAAATGTGATGTAATTAACTATGAGTCCATGCACAAACTAGAGATTAGTCGTTGTGACTTTTTAGTATTGGATGAAGCTCATGGATTGGGTGCGTTTCCCAAGCCAAGCAACAGGGCAAAGAATGTAAAAGACTTTATTAGAAGACACAATTGTTGTGTTTGTTTGTTGTCAGGTACACCAACACCTGAGAGTTACAGTCAAATGTATCATCAGGTGTTTGGGATACCGGCAAATCCTTTTAATCATTTCAAAAACTTTTATGCTTTTGCCAAAGACTATGTCAAGATTACTAGAAAAAAAATAAACTCTATGTACATCAATGATTATAGTGGTGGTAAACCAAGTATACTTAGAACTATGCAACCCTATACCATAAGCTACACACAAAAAGAAGCAGGGTTTAAAGTAGAAACAACTGAAAGAGTATTAACTGTTGAGTTGAATCAATCAACATATGACATAGCCAAAAGACTAAAGCGACATAATGTTGTAGAAGGTAATGAAGAAACTATATTGGGTGATACTCCTGCTAAGCTTATGAACAAACTGCATCAGCTTTATTCAGGTACGATTATATTTGAGTCTAATAATGGGACTATACTTGACTATAGTAAGGCAGAGTTTATAAAGAAACATTTTGATGGACAGAAGATAGGAATATTTTATAAGTTCAGACAAGAACTAAAAGCTATCAAAGAAATATTCGGAGATGATATAACAACAGATCTTGATAAGTTTAATTCAACCGACAAGTCCATAGCATTACAGATAGTTAGTGGACGAGAGGGTATTAGTTTGCGTAAAGCAGAAGCTCTTGTTTATTATAACATAGACTTTTCTGCTACAAGTTATTGGCAATCAAGGGATAGGATGACCACCAAAGAGCGATTAAAGAATGATGTGTATTGGGTATTTGCAAAAGATGGAATTGAAAATGACATCTATAAAACTGTAATTAAAAAGAAAGATTACACAGTAAATCACTTCAAGAAGGATTTATTATCTTTGTGATATGAGGTTCATAAAGTTCTTGTTGGTATGGATAAGTCAGAACCTTGCTATTCCTTTTTGGGTGGTGGGTCACATTCATCTTTCTGTTCACAGCTTTCATAGTTTAGTTGAGTTACTAAGTTCAATAGGAATGAATCTCATAGTTGCTATTGGATTTTTAATTGACTATAATAATGACCGAACAAAGGATACAGAAGAAAAGAATTAAACAGTTGGAAGAGGATGGTTACTATGTAATTAAACTCACAGTCACTAACAAGAATGGTATACCTGATCTTATTGCTATCCCTAAAGATTCAAATGTTTTATTTGTAGAATGTAAAACAAAGCAAGGAAAAGTTTCTGAGCTTCAGAAATATAGATTGAAAGAGTTAAAAGAATATGCTAAGACAGAAGTATACAGAGGTGATTAAGCATTACGAAGTTGATGAATATTTTGTAGAGAAGATAAAAGATCTTCCTATAGACATTGGTTTTGATATAGCAAAACAAATAGATGAAGTTGCATCTGATCTTCCCATTCATGATTTTTGGGAACAAAAGATAGCAGGAGTTTCAGACGCAATGTCAGAGCCTTACTTTTATTTGGTGGAGTTTATGAATCAAGAAGACTTAACACCAATATTTTTAGACTTACATAGAATAGAAATGGACGATTACCTTGACTACTATATTCAAGGTAGAATAATTAAATTAAATAATGACAACAAACGCACAAATGAAATACCTAGAGAAGGTAGTGAATACGGAACTTCAACTAGACATTCAGACGAATACTAGAAAACAAGAATATGTAACCGGAAGATTAATTTTTTCTTACATCTTACATAACAGAGGTGTAGGATACCAACGAATAGGCAGGTACTTGAATAAAAATCATGCGACAATTATTAATTTGGTTAACAAAGCAAAGCACTACATAAAGTACGAGCCTGATCTTTACAATCAATATTTAATTTGCTTACAAGTATTTGAAAAACAGAACCATCCTGTGTTCTATTGTAGTAAATCTGAACTGATAAAAGAATATTTATCATTAGAAAATTCGTATAACGAATTGGAAAAAAAATATTTATATTTAAAAAAAAGTTAAAATTTATTTTGAAATGTTAAAAAATTGTTGTTAACTTTAACACAAGATATGGAATATACTATAAATGATATTGAAAAGATAGTAGATTTTAAAACTTGGAGCGTTAAGCAAAAGGTTGATGAACTTCTTAGATTGGATTGTAAACAATATACAAACCTAGGGATTGACTCTACCAAAACAGAAAGAGATGATGTGAAAAAAACTTCAAGAAAAATATATAGACTTATAAAAAAAGTAGATAAAGGTCTTGGAGACAAGCTCCTTCATTTTATGGATTAGAACTATGATAACAGCTATGGAGCAGGAGAGAATAAACTACATCAATAATTTGATGCAGAGACTCCACTCCTTAAACGATATCATATATGAATCTCTTTGTGATAGAGAATACGCTGAAGCACAGGAAGCTATTGCTGAATTACAAGCAGAAATAAAGTCCTTGAAAGACTCTTTACACGATGACCTCTAAAAAATGTAGATGTTGTCATCAAGAAAAAGATTACACAGAATTTTACAATTCAGGTAAAAAAACTATAGATGGAGTTTATATTAAAGACACTCTTTGTAAAACTTGTAAAAAGAAATACAAGAGGGATAGGGTAAGAGGTATAAGAGATTTTATAAGAGACTATAAAAAAGATTTAAAATGTTCAAGCTGTGGATATTCAAAAGAAACTCATGAAAATTTTACACCAAGAGCTTTAGAGTTTCACCACACTAGCAACGATAAAGATTTTACAATTGGCAATGCAGCAAGTAAAGGCTTGTCGATAAACGTAATAAAAAAAGAAATTAATAAATGCATAGTACTTTGTTCAAGATGCCATGCAGAACTACACTCTAATGAAGAAAAAAAAACACTTAGACGATAGGCTATTAAATTGTTTTATAGCATTTTTAGGAATTATATTTATCTTAGTTTATCTTGCGGTAAAAAATAATCTATGAGGTTTGAGAACGAATCAGATTTAAGTAGAGAAAAAAAAGCTATAAGTTATTTTGTAAAAAGATTCGAAGGTTCTTTTAAAAAATTAGGACCAAACGATATTGATTATAAAATATTTGACAAAGATGGTAAGCTGATTGCTTACGCTGAAGTTAAAGGTAGGTACAGAACTATAGCTAACTGCTATCCTCTTCCTGTAGCGGCACGAAAAGTTGTTAAGCTATGCGACAAAAGGTTAAACCCTGTAATGATATGGGCATGTGACGATGGTATTGTTTATGGTCAGCCATCACAGATTGAAGGTAGTGTAAAGTGGGGTGGTCGAAAACCAAGAGAAGGTGCAGTCAATGACCAAGAGCTAATGATATACTACGACAAACAAAAAACACTACGATACTTTAGATATTACTAACTTCGATATCTTTTATTAGGTCTTAATCCTCTAGGTTTCTTTATATCTTTTTTGAAACCATCAGTTGCATAGTATAACTTTACTTGTTTCTCAGTAAATACTTTCCCACTTGGACTTTGATATTTATTATCTCCTATCTTTTTAAATGGCATAACTATCTTCTTCTTGTGGGTCTTTCTCTACGTCCTTGTGTAGGTCTATCTCCTCTTTGAAAACCTAAGTTTTTAGATTGTCTTTTCTTTCGTTCTTGTTCTTTAAAATATTGTGCGTTCTGTTCTGCAGTAGATTTAGTTTTACTACTGCTCTTCTTTTTTGGTGGACCTTCTATCTGATAGTTGGAGAAATTTAAAAGTCTTAGAATGTCCTCACCCAATTGTCCTTCACCTACCTTTTCGTAGTTATCAATGAATCGTTTTAATGTAGGTGCAGGTAGCGAACTAAGTGTTAGAATTTCAGCTATTAATTTTTCATAAGCCTCTTGTTTTTTCTTAGGGTCTTTAGTATTCTCATACCTTTTAGCAAGTTCCGTTATTCTAAAACCTATTTGTAAAATACCAACTGTTCTTGCGTTATCACCTGCGTATGGTTTGTTAGTAAAGAAGTCTCCTGCTGCTTGGAATAGTTCGCCTAAAATAAACAATGCGTTTAGGTTACCAATCACAGCAGCTCTTATTAAATCCTCATCGTCATCATCTCTAAACGGTCTGAGTAATCCCGGTAATCCCATAGATACATATTGAAATACAGTAGGAGCAACTACATGATACATCAACATAGTTCTTATGTTCTCCGTAATTGTACCCTTACCTGCCTTAGCATCCATGGCTCTTATCTTTCTAAACAAATTACGAGTACCTTGAATTTCTTTTCTTAAATATTGCTTAGGTGTAGTCAAGAACATATTTAAACCTCTGATTACAGGATTAGATGTTTGGAACACATCTTTATCTTGTAAGTCCTGAGACTGCTGAGTTCTTTTAGTGTCTCTTTCAAACTTTCTTATTGCTATGTCTATAGCTTCTTGTTCCGTTTTACCATTCTTTAATGCTTGGTCTTTATAGTATGCGTAGTTTGGCATACCACCCAACATAATTGCAGCTCGGTCACCAAACTTGGTGGTAAACATCATGAAGTTTATATAAAATTGTTTAGTAGGACTTGGGATAAAGCTCTTCATTGCTCCATCGCTATAAGATTCAATTACTGTAAAGATGCTTTGATTCTTTCTGTCTTGCATGTAAACAGAGTTGTCTCTAATTTCCTTATATGTTTTTATAACATCAGGAATATTCTTCATGGCATACTTGGTGTAATTAACAAACCCTATATTATCTATATATGTAACCATTGAGGTTAACTGCTTGATAGTAATCACAGGAGACAATGCAATACGACCAATAATAAATGCTGTATTCATGCCATTTACTATTCTATCTGCTAGGGTGGTTCTCCCTCCTTTATTAGCAATCTTTTGAATAGCATTATCAATAAGACTCATAACTGTCTTTCCATGAATAGTTGTAATCGCATCTCTAACATACTTGTTGTTAAACATCTTATTGATGTCTCGTATGTTTTCAGCGTAGGCTGCAAAGTATTCCATGTCTTTTAGGTAGGAAGCAAGTGCATCGGTACCATTCATTGGAGTAATTTTAAGTGCATTGTCTACTCTTGCTTTAGTGGATGCTGCTCCTACTGAAGTGTTGTATACAGATTCATTTGACAATAAATCTAGAACTTCCATCTCTACACCTTCTCTATAAATTCTACCTGCATAGAATTGATTCCATGGCATATTAGTTCTATAGATAGCTTTGTATACTTTGTTATAATATTTATATAGAGAAGGGAAGTATTCATTAACCTGCCAATCAGCAAAAGCTTTTACTTCAGGTTGAAGCTTAGCTTCCATTTCTTTCATGATTCGAGCATAGTCTTTGCCATACATATTTTCAAATGCCTTTCTATTTGCAGGGTCTTTGTATTGATTATACAAATAATACATTTGATTTTGACTGAGGTACAATTCATTATCTGCTAATGCTTTATCAAGAGCAGCTTTAGTTACTCCATTTTTATCTTTGTTGTAAGCGTCTTGAGCTTGTTGAACAGCAGAGGGATTTCTGTATATACCTGTAGACTCAATGTTGTTATGAGATCTAGCTTTGTCTGCCCACTTAGGACCATAGAACTCTTTCATTTTGTCTTTAATTATCTTTTCCTGTTGAAGCATTCGACTTTTGAAGTTTCTAGAAGATTCATCAACCTTATCGGTAACGTTTTCCTGAAGTCTACCTCCAAACATTTCTCCGGGAAGCGTAGATATTCTATCCATCAAACCATCAAGAGCTTCTGCACTAGCAAATACTCCAACCTCAATACGCTTAAGTATCTCCTTCATGCCTGTTCTAATTCTTTTATTAACCCTTTCTCTTGTCTTAGCGTTGTCCCTCTTAAATTGTTCTTCCTCTAATACCTTCTTAGCATCAAGGTCATTCATGTCAACTTTGTTTCCGGTAACTTCCTCGTAAGCTACAGAGGCATCGTCATTGTATTTAGTATGAGCTTCTTCAAGCTCTTGTTTCAATTCGCCTCTACCTTGCTGAATCATTTCCTCTAAAGCAGAAAAAGCCACATCAAGAGCACCGGTCTTATTAACATCGGTGTTCTCCATTTTCAAAGAGTTATTTAAATTAATAAGAACTTGTAAGTCTATCAGTCTATCAATGTCACCTTCTTGAAGAATAGTTTTTTCAGCTATATTATTAAACTCTTTATTTAGTGCTTCGTTCTCAGCGTCTATCTCCTTGGCTGAAGAGTTCTTACTTAGCCTGTCTTTTTTAATCTTATCTATCCTCTCTTTAATTCTTGAACTAATTTTAGCTGCTTTTACTTTACCTCCTACTCTAGTTTCATACTTACCATTAAGAAGGTTTTCAATTTTCTTTTCAAGTCTTATGTTATTTTTTACATTAACAAAATCAGTAACCTCAGCAAATATATTTTCTATATTAGATTCATTTGCAGTAGTTACTTTTCTTATTAGTTTCATTACTTCACCACGAGTATATATATCTTTAGGTAAAGACTTTCTAATAAAATTTCGTATAGAAGATTTAACTTGTTGTAAATTTTTTGCACCACGCTTTCTTTGTTGAACCATTCTTCGAGCTTCCGTAAGTTTATCTTGCATGTTTTCACTTGCTCTAGTTCCAACGCTCTTCTGAAACTCTACTTGAAGCATAGCTTGTTTGGTCGTAAGAGATTTAGTTCCATCTCCTTCCTTCTTATACTCAGGTTGTTTTTGTAAGAACTCTATAGTTTGATCTGCTATTTGCTGTTCTGTAAGCTTAACCTTTTTTGTCTTGTTAGAGTTGATAAGCTTTTGTTCAAAAGCTTTTACTCTTTTATATAGTTTTAGTCCTGCTTCTACACCACCTTCTATGTTAGCAAAGCTCTTAGGAAGTGTCTTAAACAAGTCAACTTCAACTTCCATAATTTTATTAACTAACTTTGCAGGATATTTTTTAACTCTTACTAAGTAATCTTTTATTACTTCATCTCTAAAGTTGTATTCTCTACCTTCGTTTACAATGTCAACTACTTCTTTTTGCTCTCTACCTTTTCTAGATGTAACCTCTCTTACTCCTGAACCATATGGTGCTACCTTTTGACTTGTTTGAGTTCTAGCTGCACCTTCCATTGACTCTCTCATTTCCGCAGGCATTAATTCAAACGCATCAATTTTTGTATCAGGAACTCCAATAACTTCACCAAGAATGGTATTGCTATAAGTAGAATGATTTGATCCTTCCTTTGCTCCTGTTGGTTTTAACACCAACATCACATCATTTTGTTGAAAATTATTTTCTCTATAGAATCCATCTCTCAAAGAATTAGGATCAATAAAACCATCTAGACTTTTAACTAACTTATGAAACTCTGTGTTTGGAGTATTAGCTTGTGCATTTAATGCAATTAAAAAGTTTTTTCTTACTGAGCCATCAGCTTCTTTTATCTCTTCCCAACTTTCATATTTATTTAAAACATCTCTAATGCCTTTTGTAGGATTTGTATTCAAAGCATTTTGTTTAAATGTATTATAATCACCAAGCTTTTGTATATACTTATCGTATACTTTTTTATTAAACAAATGACTCTTACTAGGTGATCCACTAATAATAAAAATATAATCAGCGTTAGATATATTTTTTTTAAGTTTTGTTAGAGGAAAACTACTTGCCCAAATCTCTCCTTCTTTTTGAAAAGCAAAACTTGGACCTGCATCAATATCCATCTCTGCATCTAAGCCTAATTGGTCAGCTACCCAAAACCAAACCTTCTGACCTTTGGTTGCTATCTCGTCAACCAATGCATCAATGTTTATTTTATTAGCTGAACTTACTAAAGATAATGGATAAGAGTTTTTAAAATTTATTTTTTGTTCTCTTGATTTTGTTGGCTTTACAATAGTAGTTGGATTACCTACAGGGTTAGTTCCATTGTCTAGTTCTTCAAGTGTGGTAACATCAGTTTCTTCAATCACCTCACCTGTTCTAACTCTATCTGCTAAAGTGTTTAAGAAGTTTACTACTTCTACATCTCCTTTATTTACTATGTCCCCTACATCAATACCTAATGCTTTTCCTACTTGTTTAACAAATTTTATAATAGAATTTTGTGCAGGTGGCTGTAGTGTTTCATATCTTCCTGCCATTTCACCAAACAATTCTGCTAATCTTTCTTCGTTCTGAATACTATCTCCTTCTTCTTTATATAACTTAGCAAAGTTGTCAATCTTTTTATATAACAATGAGTTCTTATCTAAAGCTTTCATTGTACTTGTTGTAAGATTATTGACAGCAGCTGCAATATTCTTTTCTCCTAACCTTTCAAATAAGACTGAATGGAAAACTTCGTGTGCAATTGTACTTTCATTTGCTTTATTCATATCAATATGAATAGTCTTGTTATCAAAGTCATAGAATCCTCTACCTGTTCTGCCTGTGGCTTTGTTAAATTCATCTGAAGATTCATGTAATACTATTTTAGTATCAAAGTTTTTAGCCAAAGACTTGGCTGCATTTACAGCTTTATTGATAACCTTATTACGAATAGATATTTGTTCTTTATCTAATACAGCTTCAGGTTTCCCTTTACGATTAAAAAATAAATTTTCTTTTTCAGTTACAGTTTCTTCTGTTCCAAAGAGTTGTTCAATGTCTTGCTTCTCTTCAGTAGTTACAGTTGGATCAACAGTAACTTCTTCTCCTACTTGTGTATCCGTTACTCCAAAATCAGGTATACTTTGTTCGGCTTCTTGTGCAGCCTCTTGTTCAGCAGCAGCTTGAGTTGTAATGTTAGTTAACTCTTCATTAATTTTAGATATTCTTTCTGTTTGATTAACAACTAACTCCGGTGCTTTACCTTCAATAGCAGATTCTAATTGTTGTTTTTCCATCAACAAGTTTAAAGCGTTACGTTGCTGTTCAATAGTAAAGTCAGCAGGAATCTTAGGAGCTAAACCTTCAATCTTATTAAAAGTTTGAAGCATTTTTGCAGCATCTTTCTGTGTAAGTTTATCATTAGGGTCAGCTACTCTTTGTTTTAAATTAGTAACAAACATCTTTTTGTACTGCGGATCTTTAATCATTCCATTAAACATCTCGAATGCTTCATCAGTAACTAGGTTTAAATCCTGTGGATTAGAACCCATAACAGATATAGCTGTAGGTATAGCCATTATTTTACCACCTAGCATTTCTAAATATCCTTGGTACATTACTTCACTTGCGAACTCGCTTATACTCTCAGGAGTATCAAACATTTTTTTATCTACTCCGTCAAAATATTTTTTGTAGTTATTGTATAAAGCTTCGATACCAATCTCTCCTATAGATTGTAGTGCTCCTGTTTCAAACTCTGCAGCTCCACCGGCACCAACTGTTAATCCAAACTTTACAGCTTTTGCTGTCTTACCGGACAATACTTTGTCTACATCTTTTCTTATAAAATCTGCAAATGTTTTGGAGCCAATTTTAGGGTTAGCAACTTTTGCTCTTGAAAACTTTCCTATTGCTCTTGCTGCTAAACTGTTTACTAAACCACCTGAGTTTATAATGTTTCTAAAACCTAAGTCTTCTAAAACTGCAGTAGTAATTGCTACAGGAACAGCAACAGCTCTTTGCTCATCTAAATCCACACTATCAAAGTTTGGATTGTTAGCCATCTTATTCATCTGTGCTTCTGTAGATTGAGACATAAGTCTTATAATTCTTGAAGCCTTGTTAATATTTTTTCTATTCTTTAAATATTTTTCACCTAACTCTTTTCCGTATTTTGCAGTAAGCTGTGCGGCTTTTTTACCACCTGTTTTTACAACACCAACAAAAGCAGGTATAGAATATGCTACACCATGCATTGCTTTTTGTAGATCGTTACCATTGTTTTTTATTACTTTTCTGTAAGCAGCTTGAGCATCATCTTCTTGTCCTATATATCTATTAAAGACTGTTCTAACTTTATCACGAAGACCTTCTTCTAAATCCAAGTAATTTGTTCTACCTGTGTATATATTTTCTGAAAAGGCACCACCCATTGCGGCACTCTTGGCTTTTTGATATCTTGATATTTTTTCAGTAGCAATTATATCAGGTCTGCCTTTTACATCAGTTTGTATTTCTGTTTCCTCATACTCTCTTACTGCTTTAGTAGAAACATCTTCAAAAAGACTTTCTGTTAACGAATGTAAAGTATTTCCATCAGGAGTTTTTATATTCTCCAATACCACTTGCAAATTTTTAGGACTAAAATCAGACAATAAAGATTTTAATTTTTTATCTTCTGTTACATCTAGTTTTCCTTTAGCAAGAAGTTCTTTTATTTGTTGAAGTTCTTCAGATTGTTCACCTGCTAATATGCTTATGTCATCTAACTGATAACCGTCTGTGTTATTTAATACTTGAGCAACTGCATAATCCACATGCTCACCTGCGGCAAACTTACTTTCAGATGCATCAAAGTTCATTAGTTTAGGTGCAATAAAAGCAGCAATCTCTTCTGCTGCTGAAAGAAAAGCTCCACCTACACCTTCTAATAAACTGTTACCAAGTCTTTCTACAAACTGTCCTGCTCCGCCTTGTTGAGATTGCATTAGAGTATATTCACCCACCATCTCATCAAGCTGTGCTCCTTTGGTTGCAAAGTTTTTTTGTCTGTTAACTAATTTTGTTCTAGCAGAATTTAAATTATTAGTGGCTTCTACATATTCTTTGTAATATGGATTAGCCTCCAACTCTTCTGCTGTTTTACCTGCAAATGTGTTTTTATATATTTTACCAAGCCTAAGTTTTTCTGCAGAGAAATTTTTTACGTCTTCAGAAAACTTATCTACCTGAGTATTAAACAAAGTATTTAAAGCTACAAGCTCTTCTTTGTTTTGAATTTTGTTTAATTTTTTTTGTTCTTTAAGTGTGGCTTCAGTAAAAGATTTTTCAGATTCTTTTTTATTTTTTATTAAAAAATCTCTAAGGTTATTAGCTCTACTTTCAGCTCCCACTTCAAGCTTGTCCGTAAATGGTAATCCAAATGCATCTAAAGGAATAGATATTTCCTCTCCGTTAGCAGCCTTTACTTTCATCTTATCACCAATACCTGTCTCTTCAAAAGTAAAACCATATTGATTGAACTTGTAATTCATTTCAGGAACGACTTGCTCTTCTTCTCTATCGCCTGTAAGCTCAGGTGTTATAGAGTTAACACTAGCCATAAAAGAATTATCAGCTAAATCTTTATTAAATTGATCAGATAATATGCTGCCTGCAAAAGGATCGGTTTCGTCTACACTATCTTCTGTAAGAAATGATTCCGATGAAATACTTTGTGTATCCGATTCTGAAGGTAAAGCCAATTCTTCGGGTACTTTTGGCTCTTCTTGTAAGTCCGGCTCCGACTCGAATGGATTTTTTTTTTCAGGGACACCTGAAGATACTACTTCTGTTTCATCAGGACTTGGGGTAGAATCAATTTTATATTTTAAATCAAATTCATTTTTAGATTTTGTATATAAACCTTGGTCACTAACCACATTATATACTTTATCTCTATAGCTTTGATCTTGGTATTGTTCTTTAAAAGCATCAAATGATTTTGTATATAATCCTTCAGAAATTAAAACATCATATAACTTTTGTAATTCATTCATAGTTTAAAATTATTAATCTAAAGGAGCTCCGCCACTACCGCCTTTAGTACGTTGTCCTATTTTGTTAGTCAAAAATACTTGTTGTCCTTCTGCTTCTGCTGCTGAAGTATTTCCTTGTAAGAAGCTAAGTAATCTATTCAACTCCCCTTGTGCTGCTAACTCATCTTCATCGGTATTAACTTCTATTGAAAGATCACCCTTAGAAATTTTAAGAACATCAAATCCGCCCTTTATTTGGTCTATTGTAAATCCAAAAGGAGAAATTAAAGGTAGTAACATTTGTTCCGCATCACCTTCACTTTGACCTGTAAATATATCTGCAGTAATTTCTTGATCGTAATATCTATTAACCTGCTCTTGCGGTGTTTCAGCCTGCGAAATTCCTGCTCCTGTACTTGTTTGTACAATAGATCCTAACTCATATTCTTGACCTACTTTATAAGGAGATTTAAGAACATCACCTGCAATAGTTTCTACTCTTCCATCTTTAAATTCTACTTCATAGAAACCATCTCTATCACTTGATCTTACAGCAGATACTACACCTGTTCTTTTGCCGCCGGCTAAATCAACACTATCTTTAATGTTAGATATACCTGTAAGTAAAACAGCTGATTCAGCAAAATCCTCAAAGCCCATAAGATTACCTTGAGCATCTACCAATGGAACTTCTTTAGTTATTCCGTTTGTATTTGTCACAAATATAACATCTCCTTTTTTCTGAACTCTAGTAACATCATTAAAGTTATCTCTAAAATAAGTTTCAGCTGCTCTAACTGCCGCTTCATCACCATAATAAAGGTCAGATAATTTGTTAAATGTAGCTTGATCATCCTTCTTAGTTTGTTTAAGTCTTCTAACATCTTGTGGTTCGTAAGGTACTCTAGAAGTTTTAACCTCTACCTTTTTATCTACTGAATCATTAAGTCTTTCTATAATTGCATCCTTAACTTTAGCTCTTTGTTCATCTGTGAATACAGGTTCACCACCTGCATTGTTAGTTCTGTCTAAATAAATTTCATTAGGCTTTCTTTTACTAGCATCAGGCTCATATGTAAAAGTATACTGCTCTCCATTAGAAGCTCTTAAGTTTTCGTTTGTTAAAATAGATGTTACATGAAATGGATTTGACATCATACCTTCAGCAGTATAACCTGCCCATTCAAAGTATTCTTTTAAAACTTTATCATCTCCGGAATACTTACCACCTTGAGATGATGTTTTAAATATTTTGTCAAGACCACCTTGTGCTGCATACTTTATATCTATTTCATCTATTATTCCTAAATCATCAACAGCTTGTTGTACGTCTTTTCTTACATCATAATAATCGTATTCTCCTACAAGATTACCCATAAGCTCAGGTACAGTTGCATAAGAACCGGGATTTGTATCCATTTTACCATCTTTCCATAAACCAATTGAAACCATTCCATTGTTAGGATTAATTAAAGCTTTGGTGTTTCTAAGATTATATAGACCTTCTGCCTGCTCCATTTTCCATTGCTCTAGTAATTGAGATCTAGTAGCAGGATCAGCAGAGTTCATTCTTTCCATTTTCTTTTTGTAGGCTTCTTGATAAGCTTCTCCTAATTTAAACATTTGCTTATTAGAAGAATTTAAATTAGCTCTAACTACTGCATAATCACGAGGTTTTAAAACTCCTTGTTTTAATAATCTGTCTTGAGTTAATAAAACTTGTGAAGCATCAGCTGCATAGTTTGCAATAAACTGATTACCATCTACATATTCTCCTGTAGGTGAATTTTGCAAAGTCTCTACCATCTCTCTTGATGCCCTGTCTAACTCAGCTTTTTGCTGAGCTCTTGACTTTGCTTCTTCTTGTAGTACTGATGTAAACTGTGAAGCTACTGCAGACCAATCTATTTGATTGGTTGCCTCTCTTCTGACGTATCCAAATTTTGTCATACCTTAATTATTAATTCCTACGGTAATATTATTTAACTCCTGAAGTTCCATTGCAGTAATAGTACCTGCTGCTTGTTTAGCTTGAAGCTCTTGTATTCTTACTTGCTGTGGTGTTTGTGTTGATGAAAACGCATTAAGACCTGCTGTAGCTTGTGCCATATTAGCTTGAAACGCTTCGTTACCAAAAATTAACATTTGTTGTTGAGGTGTTAAAGCTCTTCTAAATTTTCTAAACTCAGCTTTACTTCCTGTAGCTAAGGCTGAAGGGTCAAAGTTTGTAAATCCTTCACCGGCTACACCCTGACCTTCAATGTTTCCAATAGTTGAAAACTCTTCAGGTGTAAATTGAGTCTGTCCTAAAGCTGCCATTTGTGCATCAGTGTTTTGACGATATAAAGGAATCATTTGAATACCTTGTTGGACTGTGCTTATAGCTCCTTGTATACCTTGAGCAGTTTGTGCAGCTGCTCTTTGCTCTGCATCTGCTGCTGCTTGTTGAGCTCCTTGTATTTCTCCTAAATCTAATTGAACATTTAAGTCTCTTAATCTTGCGTCCTCTTCTGCTACAGCTTTTTCTATAGCTTGAAGTTCTTGACCCATCTGTGTTCTTACTTGACCTTGAGCTTGAGTCTGAGCTTGTTGTAATCTACCTGCTGTTGCTGCGACACCTCTTTGACTTCCCTCCTGAGCTGCTGCTAAAGCTGTTGCTCCTTGTTGAAGCAATGCTTCTCTTTGAAGTTCATATGGTTCTTTCTTTATAGAAAGTTGTTCCATATAATTTATATCTAATCTTTTTCTTGCCTGACGCATCATCATTTCAGCTTTTGATTCTGCATCTCTTTTCTCCCGTCTTGATCTACCCGCTTGAGCAAAAGAAAAACCGGTTCCTATAGCTGATAATCCTAATCCTGCAATTGCAAATCCGAGTCCTGCCATAATTTTTTTATTTTGTTTATAACCTTTTTAGGAAGGTCTTTGTAATTATTTGTATACACATCTGCCTCTGCTTCTTCAAAAGTTTTAGCTTTTGTTTTATATACACAACACCAAGTAGTATCTTCATGAATGTATAACACTCTTTGCGTACCAATCTTAGTGAATATTTTATGTGGACCTTTTACCGTTCTTACTACACCTTTATCATCTAAAAAAGATACCACACCTTTTAGCACAAAGGATGGGTGGTCTTGCTTATGTATCATGCTAATGACTACACTACCCTTTGGCATAAATATTTCACGAGTATATAAACCTCCTTCTATATGTTGCTTTAATGGAAAAGTTTTTTGCAACTCTTCACATTGCTCATCACCTGCATTGTGGCTTATACCACCCTCGAATGTACTGAGTTTTTTCTGAAACTCTTCAATTTTTTCCCACATTATACCTGTTAATTGCGGGATACCACCTAGTACTCTCTCTGCTATAAGTGATTGTTGCTCATCAACCATATGACAAAGATACTAAATTTTAAGGAAAACTTTTCATCACCTCTGTCTCGACTGCAAACAGTTCGGAAGGCTCTGTAGTATTAAGTTCTAACTCAAATATACAATAGTGACCTAGTATTCCATGAGATTCTGCAATTGGATTTTTTATGAAGAACCAAAAACCATCTGAGGTAGGAATAAATGTTGGTTGTGGTGCTGCAGGAAAACCTCCTACAGATGCGTTTGTTGTATTAATTGTTATATTATTTATTGAACTTGGTAAGTTTATATTGACGCTTGTCAAAACACCTACAAATTGTGGTGTATCATAGTCAGGTCCTGCTGCGTAGTACATAAAGTCTCCTGCAGAAATAATACTACCTATGTTCAATGTAGTTGGGAATGTAACAATTACGTTGTCAGGTGCTGAAGAATCAATTGAATTATTTACACCGATACCATTTACACTTCTTAGTTCCCATTGTGTTTGGTTTGTAGCCGATCCTGTTGGTCCATTGTTTCTGATAAAAGCAAACCATGCTCCTTCTTTTAACTCAAAATAATTTACGTTTATTTCACCATCTAATTGCTGATCTGAAACCAACGTAGCATCCCAAGCATCATCACCTTCAAGAGCTATAGTTTTAAATATTTTATTCTGCAAAGGATTGGCATTGAATACACTCTGAATAGTAGATGCATAATCAACATCGTAATATCTATTTCTATTTTCGTTTGTATTATGTCTCCATAAATTACCTCCTTTGAAAGTATACAAGTACTGATTCATTCCTTTAATGAATTCAGCACAGTAACTGTAAAAAGATGGAAACCCTTTTGAATCTTCGCTATATGTTATCGTACATTTATTTGGCTTGCTCATGGACACACAGTTATATTAGTTATTATTCCGTTTGCATCAACAGTAAATATTTTTTTACCTGATGGTGGATTCATTACATAAGTTCCTGCAGGTAGTTTATTTAAAGCATTAGGATCTGCAAAAACAAATTCATTTACTGACGGTTCACCTGCTGTATTACCCCTGTTTGGTGCATGATAAATAAAGTTTGGAAATGAAGTTACAGTACAATCATCTCCTGACAAACTAGCAGGTACTGCAGGTAAAGCCACCGGACAATTTATTTCTAAATTCCAAGATGTTCCACAATATCCCACAATATCTATTTGACAATCTCCTGCATTTTGATTTGCTCTAGGAATCACAAGTGTACACCACCCCGGATCTCCTGCTGTTAGTTTAACATCTGCTGAAGTCCCTATTGCAATTGCATTAGTATCGATTAAATCAAATGAACTTGTTGCGTTATTATATACATATCTATTTAATCCTGAGTATCCACCTGAATCTAATGTAGTTCCTATTGGTGGAGAACAATCATTTGAGGAATTACCTAGTACTGTATGATTGTTTGCATTTGGACTAGCTAAATAACCAAACAAATCACAAGTAAATTCATTATAAGTAACGCTGTCAAATACAGCTTTACATCCATCCGGTACGCTAACAGGGTTGAAATAAATAATTATTGCTCCTAATTCACCACCGGTACTAAAAGTTAATTGATAAACACCTTGACCACCGGTTTCATTGATTGTAGAATCACATGGTGCAAAACATCCCGGACATGGAATAGCTACTGTTAAAACACATCCTATCTGCTGTCTACATACTGTACCGTCAGAATAAAATCCATCAGCTGCACAAATTGTAAGTTCTGAATCTGTATATACAGTTGTTGCTGTTGATAGAGTTGGTCCGTCTATATAGTAATTTCCTAAAGTTGCTGCCATATTATATTATTAAATTTTAAACTACACATCCGCATGATTGAAATGTTACACTAAAGTTTGGTTGTGGTGTTGTAAAACTATACATACAAATTATTGTTACATCTGTTGGAAGTAACGTTACTGTTTGAGCGTTTCCTGAACAATCAGTATATGAGAATGTTTGAGAATTTACACCATCTAAATTTTCTACAAAATAATTATTACAGACTGTATCACAAGTTCCTGCTACATCTGATCCTTTAGTTGCATTAGTAGGATTTGTAGTAGTACTTATAATTTTGTAAACACAATTATTAAAAGGTCCTCCTGTTAGAGTAACTAAATCTCCAATAGAATTACTAGGAGAATAAGTTATTATTCTTTGATCAGGTGTTCCTGTTCCTGACTGCTGACATCTTTCAACTAAGAAGTTTAGATTACATCCACATCCATGAACTGCAGTAACATCTGTTAATGTTTGAAGTCTATCAGCACATATAATTACAGATTCATTATCTCCTAAACTTCCGTTTTGAAGAACTGCATTACAATCAAAATAAGTATAAGTTCCACCTGTCAATGGTGCTCCTGTTAAAACATATTGATCACACACTTGAGTACAGCTTGTAACTCCTGATAATATTGCTCCAACTGTGTCTGTTGCTGAAGCAGTAGTTGTAGATGTAACTTCATAAGTACAACCATTCAAAGCTCCTGTTGGATTAAAGAATGTTCCTACTGTTACTCCTGCTGTTGGTGGAATAATGATAGTTGTTGGAGATAATGTTGTTGCTTGTGGATCATAACACAATGCAGCCTCTAAATTATCAGTAGGCTCAGGAGTACTGTTACAATCACAACATGCTTCTGCACAAGATACATCTGAATAACATAACTCTATTGCAGTAGGTTTTCTATAATCCCAAATCAAATATAAATATTCATCACTAGTATTTGGCATAGCAAACGTAGCATCATATGTCGGAGCAGCACCGTTTATAGGGCTTGCTTGAGTAGATACATTTAGTAATGTCTGAATGTTTGCCGGAGTATTAGTGTAAAGTGTTGCACTTCTATGGTATCTAAATTGGTTTAATGCAGGGTTGAATACAAAGTCATCACCCAATGCTGCAATTTGATTACTAATTATTCTTACAGTAGCACCGTTTGCAGGAATTAAATTTCCGCCTTGTGGTGCTGTAGTAAGTGTGTATTGTGAAACTAGTAATCCTGAACCACTTTGAAACTCTACTTGTTCAGATTGTAAAGCACTTGTAAATACACCATCTGTCCAACGATATTCGTCATGAATAAACTGACCTGCTTCATTATCAGATGTTATTGCTACTTGAATAACATTAATTTTAAGTGCATCAGGACATGTAACGGTAAGGTCTATATTAACTCTTTCACCACTAACAGCTGCACTATCTAGACTAAGAGTTAGTTCTTCTACTGAAACAATATTTTTATTAAAGGTAGCAGATATCAATCCATTACCACTTATGCTACCACTAAATACCTGAGCTCCATTGTAAACTCCTTCATATGGTATAGGAGTACCACCATAGTTTGTGACTTGGAATGTAACAGTAACATCTCCAACTAAATTGCCAAGCCTATAAATATATTCTTGGCTTTGTCCATTCCAAACTATACTTCTTGTAACTCCACAATTTATCTCTAGTGGTTCTTGAGGTATAAATAAATCAGAGTTTGTTAACACATACTCATCCATATACGGATCATATCCGCCTAGCTTAAAAGTATTGAAGTTATCTATAAAGTAATCTCTGAAGAAAGATCTCATACCAAATTCAGATACGACTTGTAATTGTTCAGATTGAGCTGAACTGCCTTTCAAATGAAGTACTGCACCTCGTTTAGCATCTGTAAAATATTTATCAGGACCCCAAACAGCGTAGCTTTCAGCATTATTACTATTACCATAATCTTCTATTCGTGCAATTTGAGTACCTAGAACTTCAGGAACTGAAGCAATTGATCCACCACCTGTTGAATCAGATAATAAATTTTTACCTTGAAGAACGTAAGAAATTTTATCTTCTTGTAAAACTAATATATCTGTTTCTCTACCGTCTAACACAGTAATAGGTCCATAAGAATCCTCTAATGGTTTAAAGTTTAATAAACCTAAATTAAATTCGTTAAGCTTATTTAAGTTTGTTTCGTCATTAATTACACCACTATAAGTAATGTCAGCAAATCTGTCTGCTTCTTTGTAATCTTGTTCTGATGTACTTGTAACTCTATTACCAAGAGTTAATGGTTTACCAATAATAGAATCTTCAATTTTAAAACTCTCTACTCCATTACCAAAACAATAGCAATTAAAAAAATCTGTATCAATAATTGCAGGTAATGCATCTGTTTGGTTTTGTACATTTCCTTGATGAATTGCACCCGGTAAAGTTACATAGTCAATAGATACATTAGCTAAATCATCAGGAGGTGTTGTAGGACTAACTGCTGCTGATCCACAATCACCATATACTATTTCTGTTTCTCCGGGATTTACTGTTACACTAAATATTCTATCTTCAAAAGTATAATCAAATACCAATGGAGCAGATTCATCTGTGTCAACTTGAATTGTTATCTCGCACTCTGCATCAAATATTTGAAAAGTTGTAGGTGATTCATACCATAAATCAGGTAGTGCATCTTTAGGTTCAGTTTCAAATACAATTAATGTGTCTGTTCTTATTATTGTTATTTCAACTTTTAACCTAGATTTTCTGTTAGTACTACTTCCGCACCCTTCAGTACCTGTAAAACCTAAAAGTTGTTTTCCTGACAAGTCAGGATCAAAACCAATTGATGGATTATAATTCAAAAACTGTATATAGTTTACTCCAAAAGAAGTTGGAATAGTACTACCAATACCTCCAAAAACACCTTCTCCCCAAGACCCTATAGCAGAGTCATATTGAAATGTTGATGGGAGAGCAGAAGTATCTGTTCTACACTCTGCATTACTTGTTAATCCACCTATATTATCTCCATCCCAAAATGCTTTCAAAGAAGAATAATCTTGAGATGCTATTGCTTCTGTTTCCCATATACATTCTCTTAATTCACATTTATTTCCCGGACCTCCATTTCTTTTATTAAAATAATTTATTCTAATTGTAGAGCCTTCAGGAATAGTAAAGCTTTGAAATGCAAATGTAGCAGGATCTAGTGGATCATATGACGAAGAATCATAGTCAGGATTTGGTAAAGAACAAACATTTAAATAAACTTCCGGTGAAGCATCATCACCACCTCTATCAGCATCACTATCTTCAATCACAGGATTTTCTCCTAGTTCGGTAGCAATTTGATTAGTTGCAACCCTCATGTAAGTTCCTGAAGGAACTATAGCTTCATTACCTGCAGCATCAGATGGTGGAGGATTTATAAAATCTGCTTCTTTAGCTTCCTTGTCTAAAACAGTAACGGTAGTGCATCTTTGTACAGGACCGTTTGTATCTGATTTTACTATTAGTTTATCACCAAGTTCTATTTTTTGAGAGTTTTCCCCACTAAGTAAAAACCATGTTGAACCAAGTGTAGCATCTCTAAAAAATAAATTAGTATAAATAATATCGTAATCTTCTCTATCCGGTTTTATGCAAAACTTATAATACTTTGCCCAATCCGGCGGAAGTTGTGTAGTTGGTATAGTAACTCGAATAGAGTTTTGATCTACCAAGTTACCACATGGAACATACTGTGTATTGTTTTCACTTACAAGTGCTGTAGTTGCTCTTGAGTATTCATCCATATAGATAATACCAATCTCATAACCTCTGTTACTATGTAAGCTTTTTGCATTTGCTATCTTAGTATACTCAGCCTCTGATAAACTTATAGTTAAATATTCATATGCTACATTAGCAGGATCAGTTTGATCAACGTATTGTAATGCATTTATTTGTATTTTTAAAATATTGGGATTAGCAGCATCTAATATAATATCAAAAGGTTGATTTAATCCTGTAATACCACTTGCTGTTTTTTGATAATCTGTATCTAATATAAGCTGTGCTTCACAGTTTAATTCATCAGATAAAGATGTACCATCACAAGCATCTAAAAACACAGGTTCTAAAAGTTGTATAGCATCAATAAAATCTTGGTCTTGAGCTAGATCAAATAGAGTATTATAGTCTTGTCTTAATGTGTATTGAAAATTTAATTCAATCTGATTATTTACTTGTGTTAGTTGATCAAAACTTGCATCATAAGAATGATGAATTAAATCCAACTCTAAAGATATACCTGCACCTTGAACTAAATCTAAACCACCAAAGTTTATCTGCACAATTGATTGAGGTATACTTCTAGTAGTTCCTGATATTGTGTAATCCCCTGATTCATTTTCAATAGGTAAAACTCTAAATTCTACAGGTTCACTAACAAGTTCAGTTGTATATTCTAATTTTAAAGCTGAACCTGTGTAGTCTATTAAATCTCTTCCTTCTATGTAATTACCATACATCAACCTATTGCCCATCAAAGTTTGTGCTTTAGCTTTTAATGGAACATTATCATACAGTCTTAAAATTTCTGTATCAGATAAGACAGTAAATATTTTACTATTACTAAAAGTATATGTTACTTCAGTATCATCCGGTATACCTAGATCTGATTTATTAAGTTTTTCTATAACCTTAATAGTGTTTAGACTCATGTCTTTAAACAATAAATCTATACCTACTACTAATTCACCACCACTATTATATGTTATCTCACATATGTTTGTGGTGTTTAACATTCCTCTGTTGTTAGCTAAAGAAGAGCTATATCTAAATGGTCCCGGAATAAAAGATGGTGCACTAAAAGGAGATGTTGCAGAGTATTCATTATCTGCATATCTATATCTGTATCCAAAACATACAAATCTATTTTCTAAATAATTGTTTTCTCCTGCACCTTTTTTAGGTACAATCAATGGAGATGTATAAGGTGGTCTTTTGATAACCAATAAGGCTTCCGCAGAAAATTGATCTATAAATGTTGCAGATGGGTTATCATAATTTCTTTCTACGTTTATAAATCTAGGAGCATTGTAGTTGTCTGTAAAAAACAAAAGATCATTTACAAAATCTACTCCTAAAACTAATTCGTCTTTTTCAAAATTTAATGTAGTGTTAACTCCGCCACCATCATCTATACTTATTACATGATACGTTATAGTTTCACTTTGTGTATTAAAGGACACTATCATATCACATTTTCCTGTGGCTCCTAAAGCAAATGCAGGGTCGTGTACAAACCAATACATAGTCTCTTGCTCTCCTAGAGCATAAGCACCAATACATCTAGCTTGAGATGATAAAACTTGTCCGTTATATTGTAGTGTAGTAAGTTGTTCATTACCTTTTGAGTTTTCCACAGCACCGATCTCTGAATCTTCAGTAGATCCCAAGCGAACATTAACAGCATCTATATACTGACCATTAGGCAAGAGTCTCTCATCAAGACTCTTATTCATTTTACCTGCTACAAAATTTCTTTGGATGTTTGCCATTCTATTTTATCCATTTATCTTTACCCCTCATGTTCATTAGTAATCTGCCGGGGTGAATATTACTTATTCTAATTTTTGCGTTTCTTAATAAAGCTTGTTTCTTTCTCTTTACTCTATTAACAACGTACTCTTGTACTCCTAACTTGGAACTTAGAATAGCATATTCGATATATGCATAAATGTATTCTTCAAATAATTTATTGACACTCACTTTAGAGTTATCACCATTTTCCATTCCATCAGAAATATATTCTAATATACATTTCTCGTTAGCCATACCGGAGCTGAAGTTTATTACTCCACCTTTTTTGTTTATTGAGAATGTTGGATTCGCATTTGCAGTTTCAGTATTCAAACCAAATCGTGTTCCAATTGCGTAATCAAAATACCAATAACCCTCATAGCACCAACCTTCACATCCATTGAATATACTATTTTTATTTAAATAAATACTCTTAAGACCACCTGTAATTCTGTCGTAATCGATGTCAGAGAATTGTGGTTTTAAAATGTTTCCATCTTGATCAAATAAAATTCTACAATTATTATCTTGTAGGTAAGCATCACTCCAATTGGTTTGGATATTTTCTGTTAAAGGATACAATAGACCGTTTTTAAAAACAGATATTCTTACCCAATTAACATAATCAGGAGGTAAAACAAATCTTAAAGTATTGCATACATCAAGCTCTAATATCTTTATTTCCTTGAATGCATCATAATTAAGTTCTTGTATGCCTCTCTTTGCATGAAACAGAATCTTATATCTTTCTTCATTATTAACCAAAGAATGATTTCCTGAGTACATCAATAGAAAGTTAGTAACAATATCCTCTAAGCTTACATATTGATACGAACCCCAATTAGCATCTTCAGGTTGGTTACCTCCGTTTTCGTAATATTGATATGGTGTTATATACATAAGCTAATTATTTTTCTTGATTGTCTTCATACTGCTCTAGTCCTTGACCAAATTGAACAGCTTGTATTTCTCTTATTGACATTCCTGCAAATTGTAATATCTTCAAAACCAAAGTATACTCATCGTCTAATGGTAGCTCAAAGTCTTGATAAGATGGATTTGTAGCATTAAATACCGGCTCACCACCTGTAAGAGTTGTGTATGTCCATTGAGGATCACGAGGGTATCTTATATATTGACATAGCACAGCACCCAATCGATTAATGGTTGTAGGAAACAATGACAAGTTTGGTTCTGCTTGTGTGTATGCAGGATACAAATTTGATGGTTTAGTAAGCAAAGAATTGTTAAGCAATGTTATTTTACTGTGTGTTACCTTTTCAGCTTCTGCTATTATAGTAGAATCATATATTACATAACCCACACCGGTACCAAATGAAATAGTACTTCCTGTTTCATCGGTTACAACCATAGTAGTTGTAGTAATATTTGAAGTGAATCCTATTCTATTATTTGATAGGTTTACTGCAATATCTCCATCCTTGATTCCTGCTGCTATAAAATCTGAATTTGCATTTGTTATACCTGTGCCATTAAAAGCAGTAGTATTTCCCACTCTCAAAACATTTGGATAAACAAGAACCTTATTTAATAAATAGTAGTCATCATTTGTAGTTGCAAGACTAGGTGTAAAGAATAAATTATTAGTATTGTGAAGTAAAAATTTTGTTTCTGAAAAAATATTTATTACTTCCTCATACCCCTTTGTAATATCAGCGTACTCTGTACCTGATAATCTTTTATTTTCTTTGTTCAGCTGATAGTTATACTGATAAAAATAATCTTCAAAAATATCTATCTGTGCTTGTTTAGCAAATAGATTAAAATCTTGTGGGGAAATGTATCCGTAGTTATTTTTATTTAGAATAGCTAATACTGTATTTCGTACTGAATTAATCATCAATAAATTATTTTATACAAAGATAAACAAAAAAAAAGAGGGTTGTAAAACCAACCCCCTTTGTGAACACCTCGAATACATATGAAGACTAATTCAACTGTTTTTCTAAATACTCAAGTTTTTCTACTCCTTCATCTGATTTAAAGTAAGATGCAATAACATGCATCGGATCCTCACCAAATGGTATTGTTAGTAATCTCTTTTTGTTTGAAGGTAGATTAAAGTATACATCTTTGTTTTTGTTTCTGTATGTTAATAATCTTTCATCAAAACATTTTTGAATTGTAGAGTATAACTTTAATGCAGGATCATTCAACGCTTGTAAAAAATCAGCAGGATAGTTACGAGCATAAACTAACATGTCTCGTTTTAATTCTGCTGTTGACATTTTACTTGAGTCTCCTGCTAGTATTACTCTACCTAAAGATTCCATCTGCTCTAATCCCATAGCCTTAGCTGCAATTAATGCATCCACTTCAACATTAAGTGCTTCAACTTCTTTAGCTGCATCTTTTGCAGTATCAATCTCTTCAAATTTTTTACCATTTAAAGGATGATAAGCTAAGAATTTTTGTAAAGCTTGGTTTTGTTTTGGAACTGTAAGTAATCCTGATTCAAAGATAATAGGAGTTACAATGGCATTGCCATCTTGCTCATCTTTAAAAGGACTCATCTGATTTGTTGCGTATCGGATTTCTCTGTTCTCCCCTGTCTCTTCATCAAAATAAAGTAAGGGTCTACGCTTTGAACTTTTTGATGGAAGCATAAAACTCAATGGAGCTGCTCCTCTAGTCAAACGATATACTCGTGACTTGAACTCTTTTTTTTCTTTCATTACATTAAAATTTAATTACAATTAAAATAAATAAAGCTTAGGGGTCACTCTCACTTTGTGACCCCCTAGCTTTAAATGGGTATTATTCTTCAAATAACACAAAGTTGTTAGCACCCATAACACAAACACATCTTTCTGATAAGAAGTTAACCTTCATTTCATCAATGTCTGTAGTAGCTGCTCCACCTGCTGAACCTGTGATCCAAGTCTTGTAACGTCTGTCTTCAGTTTCTGAAGCTCTGTAACGTACATGAAGGAAAGGTCGCTTAGCGTTTTTACCAAGTACTTGGTCGTATACGCTTGTAGAACCTGCCGGTACTAATAAACCTGTGATAGCACCTGAACCTGCAATAACAGGTGTGTTAGTTAAACCACCTCGCATTGTTGGGTCGTTTAAGTACTTCCAATCAGATTTGTAAAAATCATATCCTCTACGGAATCCTGTGAATCCTAAGTTAAGAGCCATTTCCTCATCGTTGTCAAATAATCCATAAGATGAACCACCTGCACCGTAAGAGTTTTGAGCTGCTAACATATCATCAATATCGAATCCGAATTGTCTGTTAACAAAAAGAACATTCTCTTCGATTGCTCCTTGCTTGTCTAATCTATCAATTACTGCATCAAAGTCAGCTAATGCATCAGGGTTTCCACCACCCCACAAGTTACCTCTAGTTCCTACAGCATGGAATACACCTTCAGAACCTACAAGACCTGCAGCTGTTGCTCCTGAACCTGCTTCAGCAGGTACTGCTTCAATCATAGCTGTCTCTAAATAATCATCAAAACGTAAACGAGTTTCGTGCTCAGACTTTAAATACCATAGGTATCCTGATGCACCATTCTCAGTTGTAACTTCGATCCATCCAATTTGAGCCATATCAGATCCATTTACTAAATATGTATCTTTTAAGATAATTGGATTGTTTTCAAATATATAATCGTCAGACTCTAAAGAACCTTGCATTCCTGCAGTTCCTTTTTTGAATTCAGAACCATAGATAAATACAGTAACGTCAGATGCACCTAAACTTGTACCTGATGTTACTAAACCTGCTCCTTCATAGAAAGCAACTGAAAACTGTAAGATGTTACCACCTACAGCAACTTCTGTTACTATACCTTTGTTCTCACCTGAACCATCATTTTGACTTACTACAACAGTTTGTCCCACTCTAAGAGCCGGAGCACCTGATGCATCAAAAGGATTGCTTCCTGTAATTACTGTTCCTGCCGGGTTTGTCCCGATTGCCGGATCATTGATTTGGAATGTTGCATTATCATCACCTGCTGTTGCTGTTGTTCCAACGTTTACATATTTAATATGTAACCTTCCTTGTTCTGCCCATTTAATAAGGTCAGAATTTGAAGGCATCTCAGCTCCTACCATTCTTAGGAATGAGCTAAGTGTACGATTACCATATCTTTCGAATTCTTTCTCATATGTATCAGGAAGATACTGATTCAAGAAGTCAAAGTTAGTAATGTAATTTGACTCCAATGGAACTTTCTGAGCACTAGGCTGTAATGAAAATCCCGGAGTTCCTGCTAAACTACCTGCCATTTTTTCTAATTTTTAAGTTTTTATTATTTTTTATTACTTCTAATTTTGAGTCCTCTACCCTCACTTGGGTTGATCGCTCTGATTGTCATACCATCCTTCTTAGCAACTTGAGGTGCATTCCTCGTAGACATATTAACATTCTTTATTTTTTTTGTCACATCTGTCGTTGCATCAGCTTGACCTTGTTCATAAAAGAACTTAGCAAACCTTTCAGGATTTTGAGCAATTGATAATGCTCTATGGTATCCTTGTGCGTCAGATACTAAACCTGTTTCATCATCAAGAAACTTCTTTACAAAGTTTGTTGAATCTGAATTCATACGTTTAATCTCAGACACATTCTTAGAAGGTAAAAAAGTAATCACTTTGTCTTCACCAACTTTGAAGTCAAAACCTTTGAACTCCGGGTGGAAAACTTCCTCGGTTTTATCTAAAAACCAATCTCGTTTTCTTTTCGCCTCTTCTTCATAGGTCTGAGCATCTTGCACATATTTATTGTAAGCCTCTAGTTTTTCTTGTTGCTCTTGAGAAATAGATGCCGTACTTGACTCAAGTGGCTCCTTATACATTTCCTTTTGCTTCTCGAAATACTTTTTAGCTTTACCAATCTCTTTTTTAAAAGCTACTTTCTTTTTCTTAATTACGTTTTCCTCATCAATATCTGCATCATAACTAAAGTCATCCATCATGTAATCGATGTCTTCTGAGTCTAATGCTTCTTCTGTAGCAGCGTAATATTCTCTAAGAAGTTGCTTTTCGTCCATAGCATTAAAGTCTCTATTCAGTTTTGAATAGTCTTCATAACTACGTCCTGTTTCTTTTCTATACTCTAAATATGCAGCAACGTCTTCAGGTAATTCTCTGTTTGATTCTTTTTGCTCAAACAAATCTGAAACCGATGACACATCTTTATTGTATCTATTCTTAATAAATGAAAGAACGTCTTCCTCGTTTAACTCTGAGGATTGAGTTATTTCTTCTTTAGGTGTTTCAACCGGAGCTTCCACACTTTCAGTTGTTTGTGGTGTAGTGTCTTCAACTACAGGCACTTGTTCAACTGCTTCTGTTTTTTCTGCAGCCTTGTCAAGAACTTCTTGTTCTTTTTCAGCCACAGACTTTTCTTCTGAAGACCCAAGGTCTCTTACTTTAATTTCCATTTGATTTAATTTTATACAAAGTTAATAAATATATTTCGTTCAAATTATTCACTATCTAGGTTCAAACTCTGCTAAGTCAAACCCATCTAAACTGTCTTCGTTTGATTCGAAATTTTGTGGTGGAAGATTATTCTTCCTTTGATTTATAAGCTTGGATTGTTCTGTGTTTTGCTGAGAGATTCTTTTTGCTTTTGCTTCTTCTCTAGCTCCTTCACGAAATGACAATGCTTCCTCTGAAACATTTCTTAGTTGTTGGTTGTAGTTAAATTCTTCAGCCATCAACTGAGATTTTAATTGAGCTTCATTTTGCATCTTCTCAATTTCAAAAGCAATCTCCGCTTGTTTTAATTGCATCTTAGCTTCAATCTCCATTTGTTGTTTCTGCATTTCTGCTTGAGACTTAGCCTGTACAAGTTGCATTTGTTGTTGTGCAGCCATTTGTTGTTTCTGCATTTCCAATTGCTCTTGTCTTTCTTGCTTTTGTTTTCTTTTTAATTTCAACAATTGATTAGCAAGTTTAATATTTTTCAGCTCTCTGATATCTATGGCATCTTCTAAGTTAATATCTTGTTTAGATAAAGCCATTTGAATATTTTGTTCAAGTTGAGCCTTTTGCTCTTCATCAGGTGCTACATCAATAAAGATTCCAAAATCATATATATATAAATCAGATATATCATTAAGTATACTTACGTTGTACTTACCGATTTTATTTATAAAGTCATCTTTAAAATCTGCATATTCTAATATATCAGCTACTCTATATGTTAAAGCTTCAGATAATGTTCTGTATATATATAATGCACCATCTAGTATATGTCTAGTAGCTACATTTGAATTTAATGCTGCTAGCTTTTGTAAACCAACTAAAGAGTTAGGATCAGGAGTAGAAGCATCTCTTGCTTCATTTAATCCTGTCACCTGTCTTATCATACCTAGGTAATGATTATAATTAGCAATCAATGTTTGGGTTTTGCTTGCTCCTGAGTTAGTAGTTAACTCTTTGATAGGAACTTTTCCTTGATTGAAATCTCCTTCTTGAGTATAACTTCTACCAATAACAGAACCTGTTTGGAAATATAATCTTAATGCATCTTCAGGATTATAAGATCCACCTGTTCCAAGGTCGACTTCATTTAATCCATCAGCATCTATATATACACCATCAGGTACAGTTCTAGCAATTACTTGCTGTAGCTTTAAGTGAGTCACTTGAATTAAATCAGCAAAAGGAATCATTCTTCTTACTAAAGATTCAATAACTCCTTTGTACATTCTTGGTGCTACAGCTACATAGTTTGGTAATGCATGTTGACTTGATGACTTTGGACGAACCATGTTTTGAGATAACTCCCATTTCAATACAATGTTAGTACCCATAACCATTACTCCATCATACCATACATCAATAGTCTTTTCAATTTTTTCAAACTGACCATCCTCCATAACTTCAACAGGTGGATTGAATTGGTCATCTTTTTCAATAACCTTGCTTCCGCCTGTAGCCATTATTTTTTTCTTGTATACTATTTTTTTGGTTGTCTTGTAGTTAAAGTATAAAAGTGTGCAAGTATCTCTATAGAACATATCGTTCTCATAAAATTGAGCTACGTTATAATAGTCATACCAATTTTGACTGTACTTGCTAATCTCTTCTAGATCCTCATTAGTTAACGAAGGATCTATTTTCATTAATTCAATAATAGGTAAAGTCTTAACTTCTCCCCAATAAAAACAATCCTTGAAATGTGGATCTTCTGTATAGCTGTATACTATATTAGCAGGGTCCACATAAGAAACCTGAACGCCTGAGCCTAATAAAAATTCATGCTTAGCTACAGATATACCAAGAACAGTTAAATCATAGTCTAATCTTTTTCTTAAATCAATATAATGATTCTCTTCAAAGATAGTATTGATTGCTTCTTCTTCAGCTATTTCAATAGAAGGTTTGTAGTTGATCTGCATATACAACGAAAGCTCTTCATCTGTTTGAGGAAGTTGTTCAGGTGATACCGTAAAGGGATCAAATCCTGATTGTTGTTGTAGATCTAACAAGAAATCTTTGGAAACCATTTGAGCCTCCACCATGTCTTGATACTTACTTCTTTTTGATTGTGACATTGCATCTTGTGCATATGCCTTTACTTTGAATAATCTATCAGACATCCCGTTTACTACTATGTCAACAAACTTAGGAATGATAGGAACCGGAGTCCAATCTAAATTTAAATAACTTAGATCGCCGTCAACGGCTAATTCATTCTTATATTTCGCAACTGACTGTTCACCCCTAGCGTATAAACGCAATCGGTGAAACTGACGGAATTGATCGTAGAACCTACAACTAACTCCATCTCTACGAAACCATTCATATTGTATTGCTTGACCTATTTGCAAGCCATACTCCATGGTTTCCTTTTCTGCGTCAGATACAAATTGACTTGGGAAAGCTGCAGATTTTATATTTACCTTTACATCTTTCATCTAATTATTTCGCTTTGTATGCCGGTATTAGTATACCTTGCAAAGTTAAGTTTTATTTTTGACTCTTTTCTTTCAGAAACATATAAGTGTTTTTGACAAGCCATGATGGCTAAACCGGAACTAATACTAGCATCAAACTTAGTTCTATTGCTTATATCAAACTTTGCCCAATCAATTAATGTTCTATTAAAAGGCATAGTTCCCATCTCATCTGAAGGTCTAAATACAGACTCAAAATCTATACCTATATACTTTTCTATGTAAGATTCTATGGCTGAAGCATGAGCTTGTTTTACACCCTCACTTGTATTTGGAATACCTCCTAATTCTTTTTCAGTCTTTGACAATTTATTAAATTGTTTATCGGGTCTGTTCATACAGTATTTTCTGTAACCTCTGTTTTTAAAATGGTACAATAACCTTGGTTTGTTATTTTCTACTAATATAGGCATTCCATAAAAAACACAAGCCATAAGAACATCTTCAAAAAACATTTCAGCGGTTTGTGGTCTTGCTACATATTCTAGGAAAAACTCATTACTTGGTGCATCATCCATGTTAAATTTAGTTAGACCATGTAATGCTCCGTTAGATCCACCACCACCTACAACTCCTGATATATCATAACTGTCACAACCAAAAGCACCAATGTGTTCATTACCCGGATACTTCATTCCATTTTTCTGATGAGCATTGTTTTGTATATTAGCTGATGGCAACCAAGAAATATTAAACCTGCCTTTCGAATCAGGAATCCATATAACCTTAGAATCTTTTATACCATTATCCCACACAAACTTACCTCTTGTTAAATAATGATCTTTAATCATAGAATCATTATAATCTATTTGTTGGTAAAGTTTAGTTAGATTAAATAAAGACTGCTTACTTTCATCTCTAAATGCATGAGACTCAGTACGAGGAAACTGTCTATAGTATTCATTTAAAGCATCAGCATCTCCTTTTAAAGAATCAACTTCTGCATTCCAATAGTCAATAGCACCTTGATAAATCATCTCACCATCTATACCTTCGATTTCATGAGAAGGGTTATTTAATACAGGCATTCCGTATCTATCTATAAATCCTTCCATATTCCATTCCATTGGGATGAAAAGTGAATACATACCACTTTTAGTTTGACCATTTGCATTACGTCTTTTTACATCAGAGTCTTCGTATAGCTTTTTAAAATTATTACCACCTTTGTCCAAAGCATTTGATGTTGAACCCATCATACATTTGCCAATAACTTTACTACCTAGTCGTAAACAAGTTTTTGTAACACGCCAATTATTTAAAATATTATTTGGCTTTATCCATTTACCACTTTCATCATGTACTAGTAATAATAATTTTTCCCCATCATATGAGTTGTCATCTGTGTTCTTCCAATCAATAGTGGTATCTAAACCTTCCATGTCATCTTCAAACATCTCATGCATATTCTTTTTAGTAATCTTAGAGGCAGGTACTCGATAAGCTAATTCTGATTTAGGTTTATCCATACCATCCTGAATAGGTTTGAAAAAGAAAGGAAGTCGATTAGATATAGGCACAACCTTATCTGTAAACATTTTTTTTGCATCAGCACCTGTCTTAGATAGTATACCAACCCTTGCATCTTTTGCAAGAGTAGCTGTGTTTATACATTCAGCAGAACCCATAAATGAAAAACCTGAACGTCTTATCTTTAGGTATATCAAACCAAAACATCTAGAGTCTGCTTTACAGGCTTCCCAATAAAGAAACAAAGCTCTGTTAGCCTCTCTGTAATCAGGATAACCAACATCTATTTTGGTCCATTGTAAATACATATAATGTGAACCACTTATGTATGTAGGCACCCCTCTGTTCATAAACCAATAGCCTTGCTCTCTGCAATCAAATTCATTTTCAATATAATCAACATATTGATCCTTGAATGAGTTTGGCATTTCATTCCATTGAAAAATAGATTTTATCTTTTCTAAGTTTCTAGGAAGCTCTTTTCTTTCCCAATATTGTTTTAGTTTGTTTTCGTTTCTTTTATAAACCTCTTTAGGTTTTTTTGGCAGGGCAATCTTTAAATTAGAGATCTCTATTATTTCACCTATCTGTCCACTCTTAGATATAATAACTACATCATATTTTTTATTATAACCATACAACCAACTGCGACCTCTGTTTTTATTAGAGATTACATTTTTAGATATATGATTTTTTATTTGCTTGATCATTTAGAACGTCTTTCTGCAAATCCTTGTTTTGTTATAGGTTTACTTGACCCCATTTCTAAAGCTTCTTTTTCTGCTTCTATCTTAGTAAGTATTTCAAACGCATCCATGATACATAATTTTTTTGTAGCTGCAGCATTCTTAAGTCTATCTGCTGCTAGATCATCATCGAGGTCAGGTTTTATAATATCTTCTTTAGCAACTTTAATTAGTTGTTCTACTGCTCTGTAACCTGCAACAATTATTTTTTGTTTAGTTTCTTGGAGATTCATATGCAATAATATTTTTAGATCTTATTCTATAAAGCTTTTCTTCATTGAATTTAAATTCATATTCTGAGTCAGGCATGAACGTAACTATATCTCCTTTTTTAATACCATGAGCATCAATAGAAGGACAAGTATATTTCATAACACCCATCAAGGGTTCATAAGTAAAAGGTTTGTATATGTAGCTTTCAGTTACAGGTAGTGGAGAAACAAAACAAAAAGGTTCAACAGCAAACCATTTATTATTTTTTTTATACATATAATACTGAGTATCATCTATAAAAAATTTATCGTCTTTAAAAAAACTTTTTCCACTTTGCCTTCTGCCATGGATGTCGTTGTAATATTTAAAAACATTGTGATGAACTAACAAGCTATCTCCCTCTTCTATTGGTCCGTCATAATTAATAGGTATGCTTAATACAACAGCTTCACGATTAGAAAAGGAAGCTGATTCTTCAGAGGTGTCTATTATTATTTCTAGACCCTCTATTGTTTTGATATTGTCGTACCTTCTATTATTAGTCGGTGCAACTATAAATTGATTAGGTGATTGCATTTAATTTAAAAATTTATATTGTACTCCAAAGATATTGGCATTGTTGAATTAAATTGTTTCCACAATAAAATCTCTTGCTCATTAGAGTCTTCTATATAAATCTGATACGCTTCTTTCTCTGCATTAAATTTTATTAAATGTATAGTATAACTACCATTAAGAACATGTTGACCAACAAGATAATGCATTCCCCCCGACTTATAATCAGGTCCTATTGAAATTTTTCTAATGTCCATTTATTGTTAATTTGATTTACAACAAAGATAATTAAAAAAAAATACCTCTTTCAAGAGGTATTATATTGTAGGTGCTATTCTGATTTTTTTGTAACAACTCCGGTTTTAATATTTATAACCGCATCTGTTCCGTATTTTTCAACAAAGCCTTCTTCTAATTTAGCAAAGTCTGCTTGAAGTAAATCTAGTTGTTTAAACAACCCTGCTTTCTTTACCTCGAAATCTCCTATTGTTACTTTAATTTTAGTCAGCTGATCGTTAGCTGCTTGTAGTTTTGATAATTCCTCTTCAGTTAATTTTACTTCTTCAGAGTTTAATTGTACTTCTTTACTCATTTTATTTAATTTAAATTAATAATACAAATATACTATTTTTTACTATTTTTTTTTATTTTTTCAAAAGATCTCCCACCAAAATAAGCTGAGATCACAGTAATTAAAGTTATCTGTAAAAGATCAGTCCACTTATCTTCAACGTTAAATGTTATAAAACCTGCATCAATAAAAACCATAAGTACAGTAGATACCACTAGAAACAATAATACTAAAGGTCTTACATTCTGAGTAAGCCAAGAAGCTGAGTTATCAGACACCCATCTCTCAGTAATATTCTTTTCCATATCTGCTTCATGCTTCATAAACAACTCAGTCATTTCTTTTTCAAAAGCATCTTTCTCTTCTTTAGTTCTTACAAACTTATCTACTATTCCGGCAAGTCCTTCAGCTACTCCTGTAGCAGCTCCACCAAAAATCTTTTCTAATATTTTTTTCATAATGTTGGGTATTCTTTTTTAACATCAAAACTAGGACATGCCTTAGCTGCAAACTCATTGTGTCCATGCAAAGTTGCTTCAGGAAACATTTTCTTTAATGTTTTTAAAAGCAACAATAAACTTTCTTTTTGCTCAGGTGTTCTAGTATCCTTTGGAGTTTTACCGTCTTTCTCAACTCCTCCTACATAACAAATGCCAATAGAAGAAAAGTTCATATTTTTTACATGAGCTCCAATCTCATCTATCATTCTACCGGTTTCAATTTTCCCATTAATTAAAACAACGTAATGATATCCACATCCTCTCCATCCTCTAGCTTTGTGCCACTTGTCTATAACAGCAGCATTTACAGAATCATCACACTCTCGTGTGGCAGAACAATGTAATATAATTTTATCGATCTGTCTCATCTTCCTTGACCTCGATATTTTTGTTTGTATCCGGATTGACCTTTACTTGCATTTTTAGAATGTATGCCCGGTCTTTTTTTCTTATGACGAAAATTGTAAGTTGAAAGCGGAAGCTTTGCCATTACTTTTTATCTTTATGATTTTTGAAGTTTACAAAAGTCTTGTGAATTGTATAAACAATTGTGGCAATTAATAATATTATTTTTAATGTCGCTTCTATATGCGTAAATGAAAGTGCCATTACGCTTGTGTTTAACAGATATATTTTCAAATCTTCTAGAGTCATTATTTTATACAATAAGTTATTCTTAAGTCTTCGATCATTAAAGTATTATTAGTAGTCCAATATTTCATAGTCACAAAGGTAACTAATTATTTTTAATTATTTTTCTATACTGCACCACCGTCTTGCAAGTTACCAAGATCATTTATTAGAGCGTTTCTGCCTGCCACTACAGCTGTATCAGTTCCTGTATATTTACTGTTTCCAAAAGTAAAATAATTATTTTGAAATTGTGGATTTAAAGGTATACGAGTATATGGAACTCTAGCTCCAAATGCTACCAAAGTAGCATCATAATTAGAAACACTTAATGTAGGATCATTTGGTGTTGGACCATTAAATGGATTATTCATAAAACCAAATACGACTCCTGTTTGTTTAAGATCCCAAGATGACATATCAAAATCAACATTTGTGGCTCCCGCAAACATACCTGATACGGAACCTTGATTTGTTCCCGATCCCACAAAATGTGTACCTGTCATGTCCCAAGAACCTAAATCTCTATTAAAAGCTTGTGCAGAGCCAAGGAAACCATCAAATCGACTTACATTAGAAACATTCCAAGAGCTTATATCATCATTAAAGTTCGTGCAAGCAGCAAACATACTTTGCATACTTACCCCTCTTCCCGAAGGTGATCCACTAGTTCCTGTTCTAAACACCCAATTACCTAAACCTCTATCTGCTCCGGTCCCAAAAGATGTGCAACCGCTAAACATAAAATCAAACTCAAAATTATTGGAAACATCCCAACTACCTAGATATTGATCAAAACTACTTGCATCTCTAAACATACTTTTTAATCCTCTATTGAAATCCGGGAATAAGCTATATTCTGCATTACTAACATCCCATGAATCAAGTGGTTGATTAAAAATAGTTGCTTGTTGGAACATAGAGGAAAAATTCTTACAATTACTAGTATTCCAAGAACTAATGTTTCCATTAAAATTTTCACACTCTCGAAACATTTGAAACATAGTAGTAACATTACTAACATTCCAAGATTCAACTTCAGGACCCAAAAGCGATATTTGTCTATAAAAAGTTTCTTTCATATTAGTTACATTGCTTACGTCCCAATCATTTACTCCACTCCAATCTGCTCGTTGGGCAGCGGGAAGTTGAGCTGAATTGAACCCATAATTCAGTGAACATGTTTCTTGTAAACTTTGAACACCACTAGTATCCCATTGACTTAAGTAGGGACATGTAAAAGGCTGTGTAGGAACTTGACCGTTTCGTGCTCTGTAGTCTCCGCTCCATAAACCTCTTAAAGATGTGCCACTAATATGTGGAGGAAAAGTGGGTTTCCATGCTACAGTATTTGATATAGCTGCAAAATAATTAGCTGTATCATAGTCTTCTTGATTTCCACTATCACCAATAACATCGGCAGCAAAATCAAATATACCCCAATTTAAAACTCTTAAAAATTTATATGAATCATATGAATTATATACACTAGATGCACTACCATAACTCCAACCCTTTAATGTATTTACTGTAGCTGCAGCGTTCATACTTATAGAAATTATTCTATTTATGGAAGTACCATATGTGTGAGTTATTTCAAAATCTGTAGTAGGAAAAGATGTGTATGAAGTTGTTTGACCATCTCCCCAATCAACATCAATTGCCCAACCTGCTGCAAGGCTAGCTTGTTTAGTAGCCACTATAGGTCTAAAAGGAAGTCTAATGGTATTATTTCCACTACCTCCATTACCTGTAGCATTTACGGCAACTTCAAATTGAAAAGGTGTAAAATCAGGAGTCCATGGAAATGGTGGTAAAGGCACTCCTGAAGATTGCATAAAAGGTGTTCCTATTCCTATTCCACATCCTGTTGGCATAAATAGATATTTTTAAAATTTTAATATAGTGCTAAAATATCTTCAGCAGTAGTTCCTAGTCGAAAAACTTGAATAACATTAACAGGGATAAAAGATCCTCCTTGAACATTTATAAAACTTACTTCGTCATTTCCTGCAGTTAATACTTTAACAGCTCCTGCAGTACCAACATAAAGAATTGCACCTCTATTATTCCCTCTATATACAATAATACCTTCTGCGTTATCTAATTGAGGATCTCCATTAAGTATTAAAAAACTCATACCATTACTATCATATGCACCTACGACTATTGCTGACCTACCTGTATTAGTTCCAACAACAACATCACCCGTTTTAACTCCCGCTTGTAGCATGTCAGGGTCAAAAACCAAAGCTGTATCTCCAAAGTAAACTGCATCTCCTCCCTGCACAGTAGCAACTTTTGACATAAAAACAGGTAATGGTGCAAGTTCACTCGGTGTAACAGTCCACGCTCTATTAGGGTTTAATTTTTGATAACTCATTTTTTTATATTATTAATTTTTTTTATAAGGAAACATTCTATTTAATGAATCCCTTTTTTGACTACAACCACAATCTTTACCTGTAACTTTAGAAACAGTATCAACTACTTTTTTAATTCCTGTAGCTGTGGTAAATTTTTCTACCGTATCTCCAAATCCTCTAGAAGGTCTTCTTGGTTTCATATTATACAAAGATAATAATTTTTTAGTTTAGTTTTTTATTTCTTACAAGTGCATAACTTGTTAGGACAAGTCTCTATATTAAAAAGCAATTTACTTACTAATACATTCCACTTGCATTGAAATTTACACCACACTCCCTGCATCCACAGACCTAGTTTTACTAATAACTTTCCCATTACTTTTTGATAAGTGAGCTTAGGTGACCTTTTACGCTTGACGGGTATTTCTTATCTTCTTTCATTGAATGATTACCTGCATAAGCATGTCCACTAATTTTTTTAGACATTCCTTTACTTTCATCTCTTCTATCTTTAAGAGATTGTTTGTGAGCACCTTTGTGCTTGCTTCCTAACGACTCATCGAGTCTATCGTTATATCCTTGTTTCATAATTAATTATTTTTTACAAATTAAGTCTTTAATTTTTTTTGCCACCATTACTTCAGATTTTAAAACATTATCCGTATCATTTTCTAAAACAAAATCTATAAGTTCACATTCAGATAATGCAGGATAATTTTTTTTATTCCATCTTTTAAAAGCTTGAATAATAAGATCTAAAATTTCTTCTGAAAATTCTGTTGTTTCAAACCAATGTTTTTCTACTGTTTCTGCCATTTTTTTTTATTTTAAGGGGTTACTACTATTCTTCTAATTATAAGGTATCCTGAGAAAGACGTTTCACTAGTAATACCTGATCCGTCTGCAGCAATTCTAGCTTCTCTCACATCAACCGTAGATGATTGAAGTTGAGCTCCAAGAATTTGTAAATCACTTCCTGAAATAACAGAAGGACTACTACAAGTTCCCCAAGCATATATATCATTATTTAGATCAACTAAAGTTCCACCCGTTACGTCAGCATGAAGAGTTTGAGCATTAGTTGAGCTCCAAGTAAAAGTTAATCCTGTATCGTTAGATAATTCTTCAACTCTAAAAGTAGTCAAACTTCTATTTAGATAAAATACAGCCTCTTTATAAGCAGCACCACCAACAGTATCAATTATATCCTGCATAGTAAAGGCTTCTCTCTTAGCATTTAGCTGAGCAGACCCCTTATTGTCTGTGTCTACAGTAGAAGCTACTGTATGAAATTTTTGTCCGTTAGGTATTGTTGCCATAGTTTATATTTTAAAATTTAATATGCCTCATAGGTGTGTTCTCTGTAGAAAAAGATAAAACACCTTTTTTCTTTACACCATCTACTGTAACATGCATTTGCATACCTGTGGGTGTTACCTTAGGACCAATTAGTTTTAGATATAATTGGTCAAGCATTTCTACATCTTCAGCAGAAGGTTCTCCATAAAATTTTTTATTTATTTCTTTCATAGCTTCTGCTAACTCAGGAGTACTCCTAGGGTCATTATATATTGCTTTTTCTTCTTCAGTAGGTTGATAGTTTATTAATTCTATCCAATCTGATTCTATATTTTTTTTAGTAAAATTTTTCATGTTAACCTAAATTTATTATTGTGTTTGTATTATCTAAACAGTTTCTAACTTTTGCGTTTCCTGTAACTGCAAATGTTCCACCCGTAGCTCTACAGTTATATGCTACAGAATCAGTACCAAATGATCCAAAGGTTAATGCGATACAGTTATTAAGGGAAGCACTACCTGAAGATGGAATATTAAAACCTGAGAAATAAGTAGTAGTTTGACCTCCGAAATTTATAAATGTACTATGACAAACACAGAAATCGTATTTTGGTATTTCAGTAGTTGAACAACTAGTAGGTGAAAAAGAATCCGGTCCACCGGCACAGTTATTATAATAAGCAGAAACATTAGTTGAATTCGTTCCAAAAGAACTTTCTCCTGCTACACAACCAAAATATTGACCGCCTTCATCATCAGACTGAACACCAAACATATTCTCTGCTAAGTATCCCGGAGTAACAATACAATCTACAAAAGTTCCATAATTGTATATTGAGTTATATGCAAAACTATCTTCAAAACCTCTATCTTGATTTTGACCTAACTCCATGGCAAAAGCAGTTGAATCAGGTGTGGCACCTATTATAAGTGAAGAAATACCTATTGCACCGTTTCTTCCAAAACATCTTTTTTGTATTTTACAATCTTGATAAATTCCTGTAAGAACAGTTCCGGAGTATCCACCCCAACCATTTTGACCTCCTGTACAATTTATAAAAGTACCGCCTAAGAATCCTGCAGCTGCACCTTCAATGCTATAAGCGTAGTAATCTAAAGACACTATGTTTTTATAAGTAATCCAATTTAAATTACTTCCTATTTGAAACTCGCTACCTACCCCTCTTTGATTTTCTTGTCGTAGACCTTGTATTGTTATACCAACGCTTGGATTATCTGCTCCTGATCTTATTATAACATTAGCTCCTTGTATTTCTACATCAGCGATACCTGAAACAGAAGTAACATTCACATAATCATCTACAACAAAATCCTTACCTCCTAAGTCGTAACGACCTGATGCTATATAAAGAGTTGCAGGAATTACATCTACAAATTGAAAAGGAAAATTATTTGATCCGTCTGTAGGTAACCCACTAGTAATTTCAGTACCATCTGCTTCATAAAGTCTCATACTATAAACATATGTATCATAAAGCTCTCCACCGGGGTCAAGAACATAACCATCAACAACAAATGTAATAGGTCTTACAGCTCCACCGGCTATATCTGTTTCATAAACCCAAGTTTGACCAAGTGTCGTAGGAGCGTAAGGCTTAGTTGAACTTGTGTATAATTGTATCTGCCAACCATACTGAGCAGACCAACTATTATAATCGTAAGTTTGGTAGCTATATAATAGAATAGAGGTGTTGTCAACTATTTTTGTGACTGCCTCATCATAAGCTTTTAATAATGTTGCTCCATTTTCCAAAGGGGTACCCCCTGAAGTTGCTAAAACTGAATGAGCTCCGTTTAAACCTCCAACTGATTCAGCAATATCAGCCATAGTAAATGCTTGACGTTGTGCATTTAATTGAGCAGAGCCTTTATTCTCTGTATCTACAGCACCTGCGACTGTATGAAATTTTTGTGTGTTTGGGATTAATGCCATGGTTTATATTTTAAAGTTTTTAAAATCTTTTTTGAATTAAGTTGCTGCCTATATAATAATTAAAAATACCTGAATACTCTATACCTCTATCGCTTGTCACTTCTCTCATAACTTCAATAGCAGATAGATTGTAATAAGACAAATCCATTCCTTTTTTTAGCCTTACTTCTAGTGCATTTAACCAAGCAAGATCATCTTCCGTTGGATCTTCAATACTTTTACTAACTACATTTTTTATAGTGCTTTTCTTTAACTCTAAATCTTCTTGAGTATCAGGTACGCTGTTTATAATTTCCTGTTCCTGTTCTGTTGGTTTATATGGAATTTTAACTTTCCAATCTCTTTTGTTTAACTTGTTAAATTTTTTCATGTTACTTTTAGTTTAAATTTATTGTATTGTAACTTCCATCAATAGAGTTTCTTATTATACCCGAGCCTGATGTAGCAAAGCTTCCGCCTGTTACACAATTAATGACAACACCATATGCTGTTGATCCAAAGCCATTACCCTCAGATATGCAGCCTATATAAGTTCCTCTAGATGATTGATTTGCAGTAGGTGAATACCCAAAATTATCATTACCTGCAGACGTACAGTAATAATATTTAGACTGATCTGTATCAGCATCAACTGAACTAGTGTTATTAGATCCAAAATTACTACCTGTGGTTCCACCTCCGTTAGATACGAAACCATGACAGTTAATAAAAGTACCACTGTTTTTGTCACTACCTGAACCAAAATTATTCTGTCCATAAGCACGACAGTTTTCAAAATAAGCAATAACATCATCAGAATTGTGTCCAAAAGCATTATCTCCTGCAGTACAGTTAATAAACGTTCCTCCACATTGTGTAGTAAAAGACCCAAAACCACCATTTGCAGGAAAATCGCCTCCATCTATCGAGCAACCCTCAAAATAACCGGATGAAATTGAACCCGAACCGCCTGCAAAACCGTTACTTCCTATACAATTTATAAATGTTCCGGAAGCATTTTTACCGACACCTTGACCGAAGCTACCGCCATGGCAGTCAATAAAAGTACTTGACTGATTAGCTCCTCCTGCTTCAGAAGAAAAGGAACTAAAATTCGTAGATTTTATGTTTTTAAAAGTTACAAGACTCAAACCTTCTTCAATATATAAATAATTATCATCACCTATAAGTAAATTAGCATAAAAAATATTATCAAAATTAGCCTCAGGTTTTATTATGACATTTGCTCCATAAATATGTACATCTCTTTCGCCTGTTAATGAAGTTATAGAAACCAAGTCTTCTACTACAAGATTAGAGGGTATTTCGTAATCTCCCGGACCAATCATTAAATAAGAAAGTTTTGTTGTACCACCATAAACCGGGATTTGAGTGAAATCAAAAACTAGGTTGTCTTGGGGATTTCCGGAAGTATCTGTAATATATACAGCTAAAGCTCCACTTGAATTAACCATTTCTATTCTCCAAACAAGTGTTTGAGCCGGGACAGTTCCATAGCTAACTGTGTAATTTACGTTTATAGCAACATCTGCAGGATTTACACCTACCGTATCAAAGATATAATACTGACCATTCCCTCTATCTACCTGTCTACCTGCTACATAATTAGTAATACCTCTAGTATCTATAGATTTTGATGCAGCGTCTGTATATGCTGCTAGCAACGCTACTCCGTTTTCTTGAGGTGTCCCATCAGCTTTTACATAAACTGAAACGCTGCTATCTACTCCGCCTACAGTATCAGCAATGTCTTGCATAGTGAATGCTTCTCGCTTAGCATTTAACTGAGCAGATCCTTTGTTTTCTGTGTCTACAGTAGAAGCTACTGTATGAAATTTTTGTGTGTTTGGGATTAATGCCATGGTTTATTTTATAATGTTATCTTTTTATATTCTGTTTCGTCTTTTTGTTTGTATAAAATTTCTGAATGAACTTCAGAACTAGTAGCAATTATTGAACCTTCAACATCTAATTCAGATGAATCAATTCCATATAATTCCCACAAGATATTTAAATAAGTATTTACAACATTTAAATCTTTTTCTTCAAGTTCCAATCTGTATTTTAATTGAAGCTCTTTAAGTTTTAAACTTTCTTCTTGTGAAGGATTACCATTAATAAATAGTAATTTATTTTCTTCTTCAGTAGGTTGATAGTTGAACATTAACTTCCAATCTGAATTTATTTTTTCTTTAACAAAAACTTTTTTTTCTCCATCAGAAATGTGACTTAAAATTTCGCTTACATTTATTTCGCTATTTTTTCTTTTAAATAAGTTTTCCATTTTTTTATATTATAAAATTATTAAGGTAATGTTACTGATGTCCAAGTAAATTTTGCCAAGCAATTTGTTAATTTTCCTGTTCCATTAACTGACCATTGTGATGCTACTGTATTAAAAACTAGTCCTCCATCTGTAACAGCGGTAACACCACCGCTTACGTCTAATATACAATTATAAAGTTCTTTATCTTCAATAGCTCCTGATGCATTTATAAAGCTTTGGTCTTGCCCTTTACAATAATAATATTTAGGAGATGCACCTTGAGTACCTCCTGTAAAACATTGATTTGTTCCGTTACAGTATTCATATCTTGGACATTCATTATTATAACAATTCGTTCCAAATGAAGAAGTACCTGCGTTACACGCATAGAATACAGCACTTGTTAAAATAGCATCTGCTGAATTAGCAAAACAAAATACATATCCTTTACAAAAATAGTACTCTGCTCTTACGCTTAAAGCTTGTCTACCAAATGAATATTGGTTTGCTTCACAGTTATAATATTTTCCCCTTTCAATATTAATTTGATGACCAAAACTATAATCAAATCCTTTACATCTATAATGTCTAGCATAATTATTATTTCCGACTCCTTGACCAAAAGAGTAAAAACCACCTTCACAATCCATAATTTCATGAGTAAGCTGTCCTGTATTCCCCGGTTTAATAGAAAACGCATTCCATCCGTAAGATTTGCAATTTGAAACAACAAGTCTTGTATTGTCGGCTCCTATAAATATAGAGAATAAACCGGTGTCTGTATAATCTTCATTACCGGGATTTGATGTTATTACTGTACTTAATCCATTTATATAAGTATTAAATTCATTGTTTACATTTCCTGCTTGAATATCTACGTTTGCACCTTGTATGATTACGTCAGATTGACCTGTTGATGAAGTTACATTTACATATTCTCCATCTAAAATCCAATCTTGCTCTATCTCATAGATTCCGGGTTCAATTATTAAATTTGCAGCTACAGGTGACAAAATAGGAATAAGTCCTGCTGCAAAACCTCCTGTAGTATTGTTGGGAGGAAATGGAGCCGGAGAGCCTGATCCACCTGTGCCTACAAGCTCAGTTCCATCTTCCTTATAATATCTTACTGACCAACCATCAGCAGATGGTGCAGGAATACCATTTCCACCGGCTTCTACTACAGCTGTAAGTACTATCATTTCATTAACACCTCCGTTATCTATAATTGCAGTACCTTTATATGTATATCCTCCTTCAGGAATATAAGGCAACGGAAAGAATGGCAAAAATTTTCCTATACTCCAAACCCCGTATGGTATACCTTGGTCAGTTCCTACCCATGTCGTTGTAGCAAGAACATATTGCGTTGACGATAGTATAGAGGATACTTTAGTTTTAGCTTCTTCATAACCTTTTAATAAAGCTACTCCGTTTTCTTTTGGTGTACCGTCAGATGCAACATAAACATTGTTAGTTCCTGATAGCCCTGCGGTATCTATAATATCTTGCATGGTAAAAGATTTTCTATCTGCGTTAGCTAATCTTGAACCTTTATTAGAAGTATCCACATCACCTGATTGTGTGTGGAACTGTTGATTAAGTGGTATTAATGCCATATTACTTTTTATTTACTGCAGCCAAAGTTTTTTGCAAAATTTGCCATCTTGACCACACTTGGGTTGTATTTACTTTTTCTTTTCATTACAGCACTTGCTGCACTACAGACAGATTTGTTAGGCATGTTTTTCTTTGCCCAAGCTGTAAATTTACCTGCGTTGGATTTTTTAATTTTTATGTCTGCCTTCTTTGCCATATTATTTTATCATACAAAGATACTAATATTTTCCTTGTCTATTTTTCGGAGATGACTTTGTGCTTCCTCCTTTTCCTGCCCATAATTTTTTACATGCCCAATAACGAGCTGTAAGTTTAGATTTAGCAGTCCCACACTTGTGTCTAGCTCGGAACGATTTCCTAGCTGCTGCACTATAGTTATGACCATAACCTTTAGCACCAAAGTGAATTAGTTTTTCTTTTCCACCTTCACAAGCCTTAACCATTTTTTTCTTACCGGCTCTGTCTGAAGCAACAACTCTGTTGCATTTCATTTTACTTTTATCTGCCATTTTTATTATGAATAAATTCTAATTTCAAATGGAGCAGCCTCAAGAACATCATCACTAGCAGTACCGCTTGCTCCTGTTTCAACAGTAATTAAATCAGGCTGCGACACTTTAGCCCTTGGTTGTTCTGCATTAGGGTTAGTTGGAAAACCATAATTGATCCATATCTGAACTTTAGTTGCAGGATCAAAAATTGGACTATCCGCTGTAAGGGTATATACACCCGGACTAACTCTTCTCCATGTAAGGGTTGCACCTGTGCTATTCTCAAACAAACTTACGACTTCAGGGTCTTGAGTAGATTGCTGAGTTAGTAATGCAGAATATACATTATAGCTCACAGTACCTCCACTTTGAATAGATCCTACCGTAATATTTTTAGTTGCATCATTATCTGATTTATCGGTTATAACAATCAAATCATCGCTTGATGCATTAACGATTGGATACGAACCTGTGTTGCTTATCTTTGCCATAGTTTATCTTTTTGTAAATTTTTTTGTTACTCTTCCTGCCTTAGTATTTGCTACTACCGTTTTACCTTTACGACCTGCAGCTTTTTTCTTACGAGCTGTCTTTGCTCTTTCTGCTTTGGTCATGGACTTAGCTTTAGCTAATGGCAAACATCGATCAGGGTTCTTTTTATTTTTACTTGTACCACAAGCTCCTTTAATAGAACCGTCAAGTCCTATACGGACCCATTTCTCTTCACGCCATTTTTTAAGTTCACCCATTAATATCCTGAGGATTTAGTTTTCTTTTCCATCCCGTAATTAGGATTGTTCTTCATTTTACCTCCGTACATCTTAGCACATGATGAGGCTTGAGCTTTCCCTACTGCATTGTAAGGAAATACTTTCTTTTTTCCGCTTGGTAATTTTACTGTTGGCATAATTATTATTTTATAAATTTAGCTATACGGTCAGCTGCGGTTATCTTAGGATTATTATCTACTCCATGAATAACACTTTGCCTTCCGAGGTTATTACTCTTTCCACCGTTTTTTACTCTAGGACGGTTTCCTTTTTTTAACTTACTCATTAGTTATTTCTTTTTACTTGCTGTTACTTTACTTTCACCTTTTGTTACTGTTACATCTGTATCGGTAACGTCAACTTGCATAGGGTCATCTTCTTTATCAGACAACTCTTTAATCAAGCTTTTAATTATTTCCAATTCAGGCTTCTCTTCTTTTTCTTTAGCTCCAACAATATGTTGTAGTATTCCTATCATAGCCATAGATGCTGTAGATACAAGACCTATAACCGCAGTCAATGCACCGCCTTCTAAAAATTGTGAACTAATAACCCCTATAACTACTAATATAGTTATATAGTTAATAGCGTTCTTGCCCAAATGTTTAGATGCAATTTCTTTAGCTGTACTATTAGCATGTATCTTATCTATCTCTATCTGAGCTAGAATCTCTTCTGTCATTTTTTCTTTTGTGCTCATTTATTTCTTTTTACTGCCCTTAGCGTAATTAGGGTCTTTACAATATTTACTTGCTGCCATATTCGCATACGCTGACGGATATGTATCAAAAGTTCTCTTTGCCCAAGCTATTCCTGCTGCACAAATTTTATTTCCTTTTTTCTTTGTTCTTCCTTTTGCCATTATGTTGATTTAGCTTGTATTACTATCCATTGTGTTCCATCAGACCAAACTGCACATCCATTAAATGCTTTGTTGATTTCATATGTTGCACCTCCATCTATATTCTCACCAACAGGTGCGGCTAAGTCAATTTTAGTATTAGCACCTATTGTACTATTATTTACAAAACGAATCTTTCTGTAAGGTATAGCTGTAGCACTAGGAAGAGTATATGTATACGTTCCGGAGTTACCTACCCAATCAAAGTCAACTATGTTAACCATTTCAGTAAGTGTACCGGTTCCTCCCGGCGAGGCAGTCACAAACAACACAGGTTCTATTTTTATAATTCCCTCTGAACAAGAATCACATATTTCATCTATTGTGTATGCATCTCTCTTAGAGTTCAGACTTGCTGAACCTCTGTTAGACGTATCAACAGAAGGAGCTACTCCATGAAATTTTGTACCATCAGGTATTGACATAACTACGACTTTTTCTTTGTTCCTTTAAATCCTTTGAAGCTAGCAAGTCCTGCTAAAGTATTACTCGCTGTCTGTCTTGAACGTTTTCTAATATTATTCTTGACATTGTTATTACCTAGGATTACATTTTCAGCTTGTGCATTTTTAACTGCTAAATCTGCAACTTGTTTGAAACTCGCAAGGGATTTATTTAAATTAGCAGATAAGGGACTCGACCCTATCTCTGTTTTATTTTCTTTATCTTTGCTCATAGTGCAAAGTTAATTAAATTAAATTTATTAGTGGATTCGCAAAACTACCTTAAATATTGGAGAGTAGTAAGATACTACATCAAAAAGAAATACAACCTTACCACAGCTGAGTTAGAGGTTCTTTTGTTTTTAAAAAGTGAAGGACGATTCTCTCGTGATGACTTTCAAAAATTTAATGAAGTTGTTAGTTGGGACAAGAAACGTTTTGAGAAACTAAGACAAGAAGGGTGGATAGAAAAGTTTAGAAACAGAGTAGGCAAAAGAAGAGCTTTGTATCAACTGACCTACAAATCTAAAAGAGTCATAGCTTCAGTATATTCAAAACTAAACGGAGATGAAATACCTACATCTGTATTTCAAGATAAAAGTTATATGGACAAAGTATATAGAAAC